AATCATCTTGAAGAAATTGTAGGTAAAAAGATTGACGACATTAGTAAAAAAATCAATGACGAAAGAGAAAAAATACAAAATGAACTTGATACTGATTTTAATTCGGTAAGAGATAAGTTTGGGTTTGACGATGTGACGTTTGATGATTTATACAACAAAACCGGTAACGATGAAATAGATGCTGCTATTGATGAAGTTCTTGGTAAAAAGAAAGATAAAGTAGAAAGATTTAGTGCGCTTAATGGTGTTGATAATGAAATAAAAAATGCCAAAACATTACTTAAGAATAGAGGCGCAGTAAAATATGTTCCTGGTGGAGGAATAGATACAAGAACTGGAGAATGGAATAATGGTGATTATTTTACTCAACAAGCTAATCAAAGAAAGTACAAAAAAGTCAATAAAGATGTCGAAACTGAAATAGATGAAAAGACATTTTTGTCAATGCAAGATGCTGCAAAAGCGCAAGGCAAAGATTCTTTTGAGTACAACGGAGAAATGTTTATTGCCGATGACTCTAATCAGATTAAAGTTGATGGTAAAAAAGCAGTTGATAGAAGTACATTAGTAGATGACTCCCAGTTATTTGACTTTTTAGAAATAGATGATGTTAATGAACTATTCTTGAAAATGCCTACTGTTGGTGGCATGAATATAAGAGAAGAACTTAATAAAATTTCAAAAGAGTATGATGAAACAAAAGTTCTTACTGCTCAAATGAAAGAAAGACTCAAAGAAATAAACAAAAATATAACAGACCAAGAGGAAATGTTATCTGTTTATAAATGGGCAAAAATGTTATCTGAAAATAAAATACTTTCTCCTATACAGGAAGAGTATATGGATATGCAAACATTTAATGAAATAAATCTACCTGCTTATATAAATAAACTAGCAGTAGATAGATCTTATTTTATGAATGTTGCTATTAGTACATTATCAAAAGATGACCGAGACAACAAACTTAATGAGCTAAAAGATAACGTCATTAAGATGCAAGCACATGTTTATAATGAACTTGTTGCCGAGTTAAATGGTGATGACATTGTTGTTAATGGACAAACAGTAAAGTTTCCTAGTGAAATATCTTTGGATTCAAGCGAAACAGAAGTAATGCAAGCATATCAGTGGATGCATTATTTTATTCAAAATCTTACACCAGATCAGAAAAATGAATTTAAAGAAACATTTGATAAGTTTTGGAGCACTAAAGTAGAAAGTAAAGATTCTATACCTAGTGCAAAAGAACAAGGTATGTTTCTTGAAGGATTTGATTTAATGTTTGATTTTGAAGCATTTAAAGATGGATATACTAAGAGCAAATATCATAATAAAAACAATTCTTACAGAGAACTATTTTATTATCATGCCATAAATATGATGATGAATGTAGACCCAATGATTGCATTTGGTGCTATAAGTAATGTTATTGATGCCGTAGATGCTAGTCAAAAGTTTGAACTTGATAAGTCAAAATATCCTGCAGGCGATCATACCGCAGAACAGATTATGAACGTAATGATAGGTATTACTCACTTGTCAGAAAACATAAAAAGAAACGAAGCAAATCCAGATGTAGCATTTATAGAATTATTAGATCATGTAAAAAGTACCATGAAAATAGGTACAAGTAGAGAAGGCAGATTTAATAAAGCCAAAGGTTTATATGACAGAGTAAAAGATGCTGCAACTGGAAAATATAATACAAATGGCAAACATATAAAAGATAATGTAATGTCGTTTTTTGGTTATGGTGGTGTAGGTAAATCTACTTTTATAATCAAAACATTATCCGAAATTGCATTATCATTAGGTAAAAAGAACTTTGTATTTATAGCTCCCAATATAGAGCAAAAGAACATACTTGAAAATACGGTAAAAAATATCTTTCCTAAAGGTATTCATGCTGAATTTTACCTTGTTAGTGATTTTGTTAAAAAACAAGATCAATACAAGGATTATGTAATATTTGCCGATGAAATATCATTGTATAGCGATGAAGAAAAAAACTCCATTGCATTTAACTATAACAAAATAGGTGGTAAAAAAATATCTACCGTAGACAATGTAGGTTTTATTGATGAATCCAACACAGTATTTTTACTTGGTGACACATTACAGGCACCTCCATCTGGTGAAATATATGACAATTCACCAAGAATAGAACAGTTTACTCAACATGGTTTTAATATAACTTCAGTAAAAAGAAGTAGTTTTATTGAAATATATAAAATACAAACTGAGTTTAGAAGAAATGCTAAAAATAATGAACTAGGCCCTCCACAATTATTTGGTTATTCATATAGCGAAGATGACAATGTAAAAAAAGGTGTCAAGTTAAATAATGACAAGGATGGATTTTTAGCTGAATCAAAAGCTGCAGTTGAATCTGGTATAGGTTATATTATTGTTCACTCTGAAAAAGAGTACAACGAAATAATAAATGACATATCACCTGATAAGCATGACAGAGTATTTTTAATGACTCAGTTAAGCAAATCGCCACAAGGCAGAACACTAGATGGTGAGGTTTATGTTTATATGCCATACAGTACAACTGACACTAAAAGCCAGTATAACAATAATAAGTTGTACAACATGTACATGCTTACCGCTGTTAGTCGCGCATCTCAGTTTGTATCCGTTTATACAGGTGATGGACTAGGCAACAAAAACTCTGTTAAAGTAAGTGAAGATAAAATAGAATCATTTGATGATAGTGCTGAAGCAAAAGTTGAAAGAAAGCAACAGCTTTGGAATAGAATATCTGGTGTGGTAAAAGGTCTTACTGCTGTAAAGCCTGTACCATTGCCAGTAAGAAATACAAATAAGCCAAAAGCACCAGTTGTTCAAACAGATGACTTAAATCAAGAGGAAGAAAAACCTGAAGAAAATGCTGCATCAAATAACACAAAAGGTAAAGGTGTAAAGTCTAACTCTAAAAAACCAAAGAAAACAACACAGGTTAAAACTAATAATAGAAAACGCAAAACGACTAACAAAAATAAAAAGCAATACGAGGAACAACAAGAAGCGCTTGAAGAAGAAATTAACGAACCGATTACTGCATACGAGCAAAACGTAAGCAATCAGGGAGACATGTCAGAAGATGAACTAGACAACTTAGATGGTAATCAAGACACAGATACAGACCATTCTAATATTGAATCATCTATTGATAATGGCGAGTTTGGATTGACACTTAAAACAGGCGAAAACAATGTAAATCTAGTTACAACATTTGTTAACGGCAATCCATTTGTAGTTGTTGTTGGCGGTACTTATAGAAAGCCAGATGGAGAAATAATAAAAGTTACTAGAATAATATCAAATGACGATGGCACATATTCTGTAAAAACAGATAAATTAAAAATGGTAATACCATTAGAAAAATTTAGCGAACTTGCATTATCTCCTTCTATTGATATTTTAGATAAGTATGAAAATGCTTTAATATCATTTACTCAATCAGGCATATTAACATTGTTTGGTAAAACTATTGGCTACACTCCTGCAATGGGGCCGTTAACAAATAAAAAGGCATTAGCTGCTAAATACCAAGAAATGGCTAATGCAACGGCAATGCTTTACAAAAATCTAGGTCAAAGATTTGAAGTAAAAATTGAGATTGTTAAAAACATGCCTACAGTAGATTGGAATGGTAGTGTAAATACAGCATTTCCATACGTACTTCAAGTATCTATTGACAATGGTAATGGTTTTGAATATTTTACAACACACTACTTACAGGATCCACAAAGAATAAATAAAACTGTAGCTGATAATGCACAACAAGAAAATCTTGAAGTGTACAACAATACATTATTTGGAATAGTAGAAAAGCTATACAATGCAAATAGAACGGAGTTTTATACATCTGCTACTAAAAATAATATTAGCGCATCGTCATTTATAGGATTTCATAAAGACATTCCAGTAATGTCATACAGCCAAGTAAAAGACATGGTTGGTATGTATGGTATGGAACTAACAGAAACTTTCCAGGGAATTGACAAAAAAGGTTTAGCAGAAACTTACGCAATAGCGCATTTTGGAAATAAAGACAATGGACAGAAAATAATATTTCAGTCTATCACTGCAAGCAATATGAACGATGAGCAAAAAAATCTTATGCTCAACGAAGTAAATAGAATGCGTGGTATTTTGCAAAATGCTGTAAATCAAAAACTACCAAATGAAGCTGTAAATAAACAAGCACTTCAGGGTACCGATTCTATATTTGCATTTAACAACTCTTTTGCACTTTTAAATAATGCAGTAATAGCTCAAAAACTATATACTGAAAAAGATGCAGAAAATAAAACAACTATAGAAGAAAGGATTAAAATAAGACTTGAAGTCCTTAATGACTTAGCTGCATTTTTATCTCCAGTAAAAGATGCAGACTATAAATATAAGTATGAAAGTTTAGTATCTCAGTTTAGATTAAATACAAAAATGCAAGGCGGAAAAGAAGTAACTGGCATTGAGTACATGTCAACTGTTAAAGGACTATTTTTAAGAATGCCTGTAATTGATATTTCTGCCGGCATACTACTTGACGATACAAAAGGTCTTGCTTCTAAAATAACAAATCAACAAGAACTAGAAAACTATACCAGCTCATTTGCTGAAATACAATCAGAACTTGAAGATATCCTTGGCGAAGGTATTCAACTTGGCATTATAAAATCAGATTTATATCATGGTTTTGTAGACAAGCTTGGAAAGATACACATGAACATGCATAATGGCGCATTTAATCCTAAAACATTAAGCCACGAAATATCGCACTATGTATCAGAATTTTTGCTAACTGATGAAAAACAAGCTGAATTATTTGATGAAGTTGATAAAAAGTATGGAGTAACACAAAAACAAGGCAACTGGAGAAATGATCTTGATGCAAGAAGAACTGTTGCAGAGCACCTTGCTGATGACGGAGAAAGATATAAATCAGACAGAAGAAACCTTAAAGGTATTTCAAAGGTAATGAGGTCTTTCTTTGACTGGTTTAATAGATTTATGTCAAGAATAGGCATTATCAATGACAAAATAAATGATTTTTACTATGATTTATATGTAGCCAAAAAGTATAAATCACTATCTGGAATGGCATTAAACACTGTTAGAGATGAAATGCCATACGATAGTCTTTACTCAAGAATAATATATGACGATTCATCTTTTAATACTGTAGCTAATAACTTTTTTTACGATAATCAGATAGCAAGACAGGTAGCTAATAATGTTGCGGAAATAGCAGCTAAAGAAGTTATTATGCCATCCATGAACAGACGTATGTTTTTAGATGGTGCTATGTCATTTACAGATATGATTAATAGGATTGAAAACAATTCTAGAGAAAAGGTCATGTATGATACTGATGAAAACGGCAATACGATTTATAAAGAACAAGTGATAAATGGTAAATCAATGTTTTTGCCAGTAATCAGAGAACTTACTGTTGATTACACTAAACCATTTTTGCGCTGGAACTACAATGCTACCGATGAAAATGGAAACTCAGTAACCGGTCTGCATTTGCAATATTATGACGAAAGTATTAAAGGCTATAAAACCGCAGTTCCAAACTCTCAGGGTATATTTTTTACTGAAAAAAGACAGAGAGAAGAGTTTAGAAGATTGCTACAAAAGTCTGTTGATGAGTTTGAAATAGAAACAGTAAATGGCCTTGTAAGTGTTGTCGACAAAACAATAGAAGGCAAGATGAAACTTAAAGGAATCATCAGCAACAAAGACAAGGTTTTATACAAAAATGCAATGCTATTAAATAGCAAAGTATTTAAAGCAATGATTAATAGAATATTTCCTTCTCTTGATGTTGATACGATTATAAATAGAGATGGCCAAGTAAGATACAGTGATATTCTAGAATCTCTTATTAGAGTACAGGATGCTAATATTAGAAAAAATGAAGAGGAGTTAAATCCAATGGATAAGCAATCGGATATAATGAAGCTGATGCTTAATACTATCCCAGTATATCAGTTTTTACCTGATGGTAGTGTTGTTGAAATGCGCGGAAAAAAACTAAATTATGAAGTAGCAAACAAAATACTTACTGACATTCACAGTAATCTTTGGATTGGTAATAGCCAGGATGGAATAGAAGCCTTTGCTAAAAGCATGAAAAGGTTTATTGAGAATAAAATGATGAACAACACAAATCCAACTGAACTAAACTCTGATGCTAAATTTATAAGTGCATATTCTATTTATAAAACATATTTTGATCCACAAGCAAAACAAAGTACAGACAAGTATTATTATCCATCTCACACAAGGATTTATAACTGGAACAAACAGCTATCAACTAAAACCAGAGGCACTAAAGATTACCAGGATGCTCTTGATAGATTTTACGCTGAATATTTAACAGCTGTAAATACAGAAAAGGAATCTGATGAAACAATCAGAAAGCAGACACCATTAACAAAAGATGAGTTTGAGCTAAATATTGCCAAAAGATCAAAGTTGTCAGAAACAATTTTAAACTCTGTTATTACGCATTTTGGCTCTCTTACATCTAATAAGTTTGAGAATGTAAAAAAATATGGCAAAGGTAAAAGAACTACATTTGTGTCAATGGCCAAGCAATCAAGTTCTGCTCACGATACAAAGTTAAAACTAGAACAAAGCATTATATCTAACCTACAAATCAATGGAGGTTTAATGCCTGATAGATATGTCGATTTGTTTATCAATAGAAAAAGGCCATTAAAAGTAAAAGAAGGACAAGAAAAATCCAACTCTTACTTTACAATGACGGATAGAGGTATTAGATACAGGCACAAAACAAACGATCCATCTGATTTAGGTGTAATAATAATGCCTTTGGAAAATGGTAAGTTTAGAAACATGAAACCAGATGAAATAAATAAACTTACACAATACGCTAAAAACGCACAAACAAATATTAGTGGTATAATCAGAAAAGTATTTACTGATTTCTTTAATATGAGTAAGTCAAGTACAGCTAAAAATGCAGCTAAAGTATTGTCTGTTCCAAAAGTAGGTAGCAATACCCATGGTATAGAAAATCTTAGTGATGTACTTGCTCCACTTATAGCATCAATGTATGTCTATACTGTTGAAAGAACCGTAGATCCAAACCAGATTACAGCAAAACAGCCTGTATATCCATTATATTTACAAGCATTGGCAAATACTGCAAAGGATTCTGGACAAAAAGAAAATTATGGTAAAATAACAGATGCTACTATAGATAGCATTTTAGATAAAGATGCAGGCTCTAACATATTAAAAGATGGTGAAGAGTATTTCTTCCCAACTGGATTTTATAAAGAACTTCAGGCACTTGCTGAAATTATGACTTACAATGAAAACAATCCAACAATTTTAAGTCTTGATGGCAGAAGAAAGCTTTACACTATTGGCAACTCTCATAATTTTAACTATAAGTTTTCTAATGGTAAAAATGATTCACTTGTTGAAAAGTTTGAAGAAGTTGTAAAAGGCCCACATACAAATCCAAATGCTAGAGGAAGTAAGATATTGAATCCAATACTTGAAAGAAAAGGAATAATAACTTCAACGCCATACATGATGGGTATAGATTCAACTGGTAAAACCGCTGAGTTGAAAAACATGACTGTACAAGACAACCTACATGCGGCATTAGCAAACTTTACCAAAAATGAAAATCAAAAGGCATTAACCTACAACATATCTCCAGTTTTAATACCTGTAAACAATGGAGGTAATCGTGGTAGACAACATTTGTTTGAAGTTAGACTAGGTCATTTTAACGGTAATGGAAATGGATTTTTAACAAAACAAACCATTGATAATGTTGATACATTTAAGCTTGATGTAAGAAATATTGCAAGTCAACTTAAACGTGGTTTTGCAATAAAAGAAGAAGCACAGGTTAATAGTATTAACAGGTGGATGAACTTTTTAATGAATCCAGCTAATAACAAAATCACAAACAACGCAAGTTCTTATTTTGCTTCACTAGGATTAGGTCTGTCTCCAATCGATACAACTATACCTGGATGGAAAGCACAACGAGATGCTACGGTTCCTGCATTAGTAGAGTATTTAAAAAATTATGACGCTTGGATAATTGATGATGATGTAGTTGGATTTGAAGGTAGTGGGTTAAGATTGGGTTCTGATTTCTTAATAATCAAAGCTAACAAAAATGACAAAGGTGGCAGACTTCATTTAGGGCATGATGCTTCTATGATGAATAAAGTACTCACAAGAAATGAAGACGGATCACTAAAATTTAGAAGTCTTGCGCAACAACTATTCAATTATTCAAACTATAACAATACAGTAACAATCGATGTTGATGAAAACAATCAAATAAAATTTAAACTACATGAAGTATTAAGAACAGATGATTTTAACAATGAGCAGATTTATGTAAACTACATAGATAATCTAGGTTTGACTCAAACATATATGTTTACAGATGATAATTTACAGTTTATCATAGATTCATTATTTGAAAAACACTATAAAGAAACTAATGAAATAGCATTAGCGGATGGTTATAAAATGACCAGTGAAAACGTTTTTGATTTATATCCATACGAAGACAATATAAAAGTAGTAGATGGTATTAATATTTATGGCACTACTCCATCTGTTGTTTGGAAAGGTCTTATTATTGGCCATGCAATGGTTAACTATTTTTCCGATCATGCTATAGAGGGTACAGAAGCGAATCATCTTTCCAGCGTTATTTATGAAAACGAAACTGGTCCATTGACATATGGTGTAAATAGAAACAAACGTGCTTTATCGCATACTTCTACAGGTTTTACTCCTTCGTTTAAAACACATAATGGCATGGATGAAGAATCCAGAATTATGGTTATTAAAGACTTAAAAGTAAATGCTTCTATATCAACATTACTTGGAGAAATAAACAAAGAACACATTGTTTTTGATGGTCAAAGTTTTAACAATCCATTTTCAATGGAGATGTACTTTAACAGTATTGGAGGAAATAATGGTAGCTTAAATAGAAGAATCCAAAAATCTATAGCACAGCAGTTTAACTACAAAGATGGTTCTACTTTTTTGAAAAAACATGCAGGATTTATTGTATCAAAATCTATGATGGATTCTAGTGTTGACATGGCTAACTTGTTTGAATACATGTTAAATCCAGCACTAAGACTAGTCATTAAAGGTGAAGATTTAAATAAAATATCATTTTTAAAAAAATCTGATATTGATAACCTGGCTAATGATAGCTTATATCAAAGGTATTTGATTTATTTTGATCAATCTGCTACTGAAACTGCATTAAAGCAAACGCTTAGTAATATCAACAGTAAGTTTGGTAGTCTTAAAACTATGCTTGAAGGCAGCATTAAATACAAAAACAATGCTCCGGCCGTTGATTCTATTTTGGCAGATTGGAAAAACAGTCAGTTTAATGATACTATTGTAGGTCAATACGATTTTATTAGTAAAGTATTAGCGGATATTAACAATCAAGGTTTATTATCACAAGAAGGAGATAAGGATCATGGTAGAGCTATTGAAATGCTTGTTGATTTTTATGCTGAATACAGAGCTAAAAATCCCGATACCTACAAAACAAAATATCCATATTTATCATCAATACAGTTTACTGGTAATAAAAAGGACCAAACCAAAGATTTTGAGATGCCGTTTGTTGCATTTAATAAATCTGCAGGGGCAACACATTCTGATGCAAATGGTCAGTTTAACCAGGGCAGGCCTATGCCAATGTTTGTTAAAGATGGCGACGCTGCACCTACTAACTTTTACGAACTTGTTGATTACTGGAAAAATCAAAAAGAAGATGCTCCTTATGATAAATGGACATATATGTTTGACAATACACAGGAAATAACACAATTAAATCCTGAAAGAGAAATAGATGACAACGAAGAATCGCCAATGGTTCAGGCAATGTCTATTATTCTTGCAAATCCAAATAGTTTAAATACAGGTCTTGCACAAGAAATAGCAACAGACTTATCTTCTCTAATGCGCGTAGGATTAGAGAATGTAATGCGCTTTATAACAAATGAAGGTAAATGGAGTGAAGATGTAGACCAAAGAATAAAAGATCTAAAAATACAAACAAGTGATATTATATCTGAAACTGGCGTTGTTTTATCTAATAAAGAAATAGCAACTATTGAAAACTTTGTAAAAAGTAAAATCAAAAAGTCTATGTCTCAATCTGATGACACTACAATGCTATCAGAAATTATCAGTGACGACCAAATAAGTTTAAATGTTTCTCATGGTGCAGTAACTAGAGCCCAGCAATACGTAGCAGCATTCTTAAGAAAAGAAGCTGTTAAGAGAAAAGTAGATGCGATGCGTCTTGTACAAGCCGGTGGTAATTTTATTGATATAGTGGAACATAAAGAAACTGGTGAAGTATTTATGTTAGCAGAAGCATATAAGCATGCTGCAAAAATGGGTGTAAGTTTTGATTCTCTTTTTGATGTAAACTCTGTAAGAGGATTAAAGCATACTACAATTGATGCCAAACCTGATTTATCTGTAGAACAACTAGCACAGGTTAGAGCTATTGATACAATCATGAATCAGGCAATAGCGGAAAATCCAGCAAATGAAAAACAAATCAAAAAGGATTTTTCAAGGATTAAAATGAAATATCTGGCAGAGCAAAACCTACTAAATGTATCAAAAGGAGAAGCTATTGTTCCAGCAGTAATGTTTAAAAAGTTTAACATACCTAGCAATGTTGGACTCAATGAGATATTTAGATTGTATGGCAAAAAAGATGGTATTGTCAATGAGACCAATCTAATTGAAGCTAGTTCAGACTACAATGCGACAAAAGAACTTATACAAAGCTTTGTAAATGATAACATTTCTTTTGAAATGAAATACAATAGCAATGGTAAGCCTAGAGTTGAAGTGCTGTACAATGAAAACCAATCAGGATTAAATACTTACTTTGAAATAATGTTTGTTGATGGATTAAACAAATACCTCAAAGACAACTATAAAAAGTTTGGAAGTATTTATGCTAAGGTTGACAAGGAAATGGAGTTGAAGTATGGAGACTCATATAGAGCAATGAAAGAAGGTTCACTTGAAAAATCTGTAGAAGATATTAAGCAAGAACTAAGAACAAGACTTGCTGAAGAATCTACTGCTTTTGCTCAATCTGAAATAGCAAACTTAGTTGATAAATATACCGATGCCATAACATCTGTAGCAATAACGCTAAAAGATAATATTGGTATGCGTATTCCATCAGGACCAGGTTCTGGTTTTATTAACAACATTGTAGGGTTTATAAATGATGCTAGTTCTGTTGGATATGTAAACACTATTAAAAACCTTATTGATGGTTCTGACCAAGACGTTGACCAGTTTACAATCTACTATTTGTCAAGTACAATGCTTGACTCTGGTAAGATGTCTATTTTGGAATATAACAACTGGAAAGATAAGCAAAAGAAAGATGGCAACTATAATGTTTTGTCTGACGAGGAAGCTAAGGTTATTAACAACAAACTAATCAGACATCTTCAAAGATACTATTCAGATCCATTAAATGCTGAACTTACTATGGCAGCTATTGACCTTGACCCGGTAAAAAAAGCTGCTGATGGTACATATAGAGAATTATTTAAAGATGGCGACTTAGCGCATAACATTGGGCATTCATTTGTATATAGAAATATTGCAATGGACGGACAGGCAGTAGGTCCATTTGCTAATGCTCAAAAACTACAAACATTGCTTTATTCTGGTTATAGTATGAACCAAAGAAGGGGTATAGATTCAAGTATTTACAACTTTAAAATTAACAAAGTAGAAAATGCTATTGGCCAGTTAGAAGATGAGTACAGCAAAGTTCCAGTGTACATGGAAATGCTTATAAATGCAGCTACGGATAATCCAAAGTTGTTGATTTTAGGTGCAATGAATATCACAATGAACAATTCTGATATGGCATCTGCTATGATGTTTGCACCAAAGGATATTCAAGATTACATGAGGTCAATGCCCGGTAATGAAAATATGAATGAAGTAGATGCAGTATTGAATTTCTTGAAACTTGATGCAAATAAAGACATATTCAATTATGTAAAATCAAACTCAGGTATGTACAATGGTGGATTTTCTAGGTCTTACTACAATACAGCATACAATTATTACAAAAAACTACAAGCGCATGGTTCAGAATATGAAGAACAATACAAAAATAACTTAAATAAAAATAGTGACATTTTCGATAGTATGGTTTCGTTCCTTATCAATGATGTAGGATATGATGAGGCATTTATAAATACAGCAATAGCAACCGCTCAAACAGAAAACAAAGGTGATGTTTTGCTATCTATGATTAGAAATATTAATATCAATAACATTAGTAAAGAGATTTCTAAAAAACACAATATTCTTAAAAATGTACTTGATAACTTTATAAAAGATAACCTTGAAGAAATAACTGACAACGAGTTTAAAGCTGAAATAGAAAAAGCGCTTAACTCTAAAGATGTTCAAGCATCATACGATATTGTTAACAGCATAGCTAGCATGTCGCCTATTGATAATTTGGCTAATATTAACGAAGAAAGCAAAGCATTGTCTGAGAAGTACAAAAAGTTTTTTAAAGACCTAAAATCTTACAAGGACAATCTCAAGAAGAATAAAAATCTTTCTAGAAAAACCGATCCTAGTTATATTAATGAAGTATATCTTGTTACTAAATATGCTATGCTTGGTGATATTATGAGCGATTTAGTTAAGGTTGCTAATATCAATCAGTTTAAACAATCAAAAGCTTATGATCAAAAAAAGTTTGAAAACGATTTTACGTTTGCCACTGGTTATACTATTGATGAACTTATTGGTATCTATGATAGATTTAACAGCTGGAAAAAAGACAACGGAGCAAGTAGCACAATAGGTGACTACTTTGACGCCAATCCTAATGAGAAAAAACCTATTGAAGCAGTAAGAGAAACAGCTTTTAAAACAAAAGCACACACTATGTCTCAGGTTGATTTTTCCTATATGAAAGATAGCATAGAGTCACCTGTAACTGGAGAAGTAATAAACTACTACGAAGACTACCACAAGATATTTGATTTTGCATCTATACTGCTTTCTAGGCCGGATGTAATGGAAAGCTTTAGAGCATCACAAATGTTTAAAGACATTAACTCTTCAATATTTAACATAGAGTCTACGGAAATACAATCTATGATAGACACTATAACAGATAACATTGCTTACGATATACTTCCAGAAGCTAAAAGCATAGTTTTAAAAGAAGAGATTAGTAAGTATTTTGTCCATTTGTATCTTTCCGAAATCAACAACAATGGTTTTGAATCAATAGTAAAAGAAGATATATTTAAAGCATTAGAAAAGTTTAATATTCTTACGCTTCCAATGACAGCTGGTTCATCAACGTCAAATGGAATGATGCATAATATTGGCAATCCTATTGGTGTAAGAAACTTTATATCAAACTTTCCAGAGTTTTTTGATACAAGAATAAGACAATCAGAAATGCAAAGGTTGAAAGAAATGAGTAGTAAGTTTACTGCACAAGACCTTGAATCTGCGTATGAGTTTATAGACAGAATAGAAAAGTATTCATACAACCGTATGGATTATCTTGAAGTGCAAAAGTCAAGAGTGCAAAACGCTAATGAAAATGAAATGCTTAGAGATGGCTTTAATAAGCTGTCAAATGAAACACAAACATTGCTAGCGTTGTACCATATTCTTAAGAACCAGTTTGACACAAGTAGGTCGTTTTTTGGTGAAGTATTACCTAAAAAGTTTCTTATCGATTATTCTAAATTTTTAAAAGAAGTATTGCCTACTAAAGAAATAAGTCAGGATTTGAATAATATTTCAGAAATGATTTTGTCTAACACAAGTCTTGATTTGCTTAAAAATGAAAAACGTATCTACAAAGATGGTAAAGAGTTTTCACAGGCCCCAGCTGCTTGGTATGGCGTAGCCAAGCATTATAAGAAAACAATACAAACGCAAAAATCTAAAGTAGGTACGACAATAAGAACATTTGCTCTTGGTACTACCAATGGTATAAATGGAGTTGCACTTACCCAGGGATCTGCTACAAAAACATCATTGTCAAATGTAGTACCATTTGATTCTGTAATCAATATGTACAATGATACAGATGCAATGGGTAATCCTATTACAATATCACTTAGTTATACTCCTACAATACTAAGAAACTTAAATATACCAATGTCATTCTCATTGGATTTAAGGCCGCACGCTTACATCAAAAATATATTGCATGGGCATTTAGAAAATGACATACAAAACGCTATTAAAAGGCAGACACAAGAAGGCGTAGAACTTACTCCACAGGATGTATTGCAGATAGTTAATGATGTTATGTCAAGAGATTTAAATAATGTTTATAACAAAAAAGGTATTCCTGCATTGCAAGATAAGACAACTTCAATGGATATGGAAAACATGATAAGAAATAATGTTTTTAATATTACCGTTAACTCTATTTTGCAAAAACATGGCCCAAATGCTGATGCAATGTTGCAGTCATTAGATGGTAAAATGCTTAAAGATGAATACTATTATAGCGATATAGCCCCTTCGTACACATTGCACGCTGCGTTAAACATGCTTAAAGCTGAAGGCAAGCCGTTTACTATAGAAAATCTTAGAGCAATAGAATCTATACCATCAATAGAATTATTTAGCGATACGTATGGCGTTCAATCAAACGAAGATGCTCCATTGGTAAACTTACTTGGTACTTTTGGTAATTACTTTACCAGAGAAAATGCTAGAGATTCTGGCTATGTGGTTGCCGTAAACATGAAAGGTCCAAACGGAGTAGGCACAAAAGAATTGTTCTACGAAGCAGCAAAAGAAATATTTCAAGATACAAGTTTAAAAAACGATCAACTTAATACATTGCTTGCTAATATTCTTATAGCTGATTCTATAGGAATGTCTACAGCTGATATGAAAAATAGAATAAACTCATTGTCAACTGTATCAACAAGCAATATAGATTTATTAAAAGAAGTTGCTTTTAAAACTTACTACAAACATGTTGATAGAAATATTGATGAAGATATAAGCAAAAGACATTCTACTAAATATCACAACATCAATAAGAGTATTGCAGAAGGAAAAATAACTGAACTTTTTGGCTCTATAAAATCAACTGTAGAAACATTGCAAAGGTATCAAGAAACACCGTATGAAGTTGGCGATATGATACATTTTCCTGATGGTATAGTTGGTATTGTTACTAATGTTACATCAGAAAACAATGTAAACTATGTTATTAACCATAAGCTTACAGACAATAGAAACATATTCAATGCACAAAGAGCTGTTGTAAGTCTAGAAAACATCATGCAAAAAAACAACACAAGGTTTGCACTTGATGGTTTTGTTAGAACAATAGCCGGCATTATGCCAAATGTTGAGTACAGATATGTTAATGACGAAGAAGCCCGTCAAATACAAAGGTCTGAACATGACAGCGTATCTTTCTACCAAGATGGTATTGTTTACATAAATGTAGATAAAGCTGATAGAGGTGTTGCTATTCACGAGTTTGCGCATCCATTGACATTGGCAATGCAGATAGAAAAGCCTGAACTATTTAACGCAATAGCGCAACAGGTTTCTCAATCTAGTGTAATGGACTATGTTAGAAAAATGTACAAGGATGATCTTGATACAGAAGAAGCAATGATACTTGAAGCAATACCAACATACATTCAGTTTAGGTATTACGCAAGATTGGCGCACGAAATGTCACCAGAAGAAAGAGCAAACTGGGAAATGTTTTTTGCTGAGGCAGGTTCTATATTTAAAGAAGCGTTAATCGGTGATGTAAATGCAGAATCAAGTATTGACAATGTTGATTTTAAAACTGCTGACCTTAACTCTATATCTGATGCTATCTTAAATGATATGCTAAAAGGTAAGGAGTTTGTAGTCAGAAACAAAGAAGCGTTTAATATTGCTAGGTTCTTGCCATATACCATGCGGGCATCATCTGCTTCATCGGTCAAGAATATAAACTTAACAAATATAGATACGTTATTTCAGCGAAAGTCGCACAATACAAAGGATGACAAAGCTAGAAGACAAATAATGGATTCTATTCAAGGTAATACATTCTCTGGATTATCAGGTACTTATGACTTGACTATGAGAAACAAAGATTTCTATGACCCTAATGGTAATTACGATCAAAAACGCAAAGAAAAGTTTATTGTTAAAATAGTTGAAAACGAAATGGCGTTTTATGGTGGTATAGAAAATAACATTATTCAGTTCTTAAATGAACTTAAAGTACTTGAACCATTAGCTGCAGCAAAGCAATCATTATTTGCATCTTGGAATAAGCGCTACGATTTACCTAATGCTACAGAAGTACAGAAAGAGCAACTTACTCAAAACATACAAAAAATGATGAACAAACTTGGCTACAATCCAAATTTAGACCAAGCAATGATGCTAAGTGAAGCGGAAAAAACACTTGGATTAAAACTGCCCAATGGTGTAAAACTCGATAACACAATTGTCATTGTTCATAACATTGGTAAGCCGGCACAAGAAATATCAATATTAAATGTTTCTCCAGAATACCTTAGTAATCATGGTATGGAAAAGAATAATATTGCTGCTGCGTTTATTGGAGAAAACTTAACTAATAAAGAAAAGAAACGTGCTAAAAAATTACAAAACGTAACTTTATCTAATGATAACGGACATATTGAAGCAGTTAAAACAGCTGTAATTGCTATGGCTATTAAAAAATCTAGTCCTGGTACAGTCATTAGAAAAGTAGGTGCCATGCATGTAAATGGTAGTAACATATCTGTAAGAAGTCGTGATGTGGATGACACTGTAAGACAGATTGAGTTGCTTGTTGACAATGTTCCGCAATTGCGTGATAATCTAGAAGTGGATATAAGAGATATTGTATCTGATAAAACTTTGTACAACATGAACTTATACAAAGTACCTGTTGGAACTAGACTGCTCAACTATTTTAGAACGCTAATATCTACTTTAAAGCCTAATGATAACTATAAAAAAAGTGTACAAAACACAATAGATCAAGGTATTAAAGTATTTGAAAATGGTGATAACTCATTTTACCAAGATATTCAAAAAGCTGTATTTGGTAGAATAATGCACTTAGCTGAAGAACTAGATAGCGATGTAGCAAAGGCTGCCAACGAAGAATACCAATTTTTATTACAAACGTATAGAGAACTTACTGGTTACAACGAGATTAATACTCAAAGATTTAACGAGCTTTCATTTGATGAAAAGCTAATACAGACGGCAGACCGCTGGACAGGAGGAATAAGAACATGGTTATTTGACCAAGTTGATCTTGCTTCTAGAAAAGGTGTTAATGAAATGGTTCCGTTTAACAAAGAGTTGAACAAAAGAACAAAAACATTAAACACACTTTCTGGTAATATTTTAAGTTATGGCCTTGACAAATCACATGATTTATTTAAACCATTATTTAAAAAGGCAACCGGTTATGATCAAAATGGTAAAGAAGTTCAAATATCAACTCACGAAATACATTGTGATATAAATGATGCTGAAACTGCAAGAGCATTAGCCAACAGAGAAATAACTACAGAACAATTAGAGTTTGGTAAATGGTTAGCCGATAGCATGTATGAAGAGTTTGTTCAATACGTAATGACCGTTGAACGCAAAAACATATCACAGCGCGCAAATATGACTGAGGTTGAGCTTAGAGCAGCAGCAGAAAATGAAGTAGCAAGACGATACAAGAGAGGTATGATGCCTGTATTTGTCCGTTCTACGGGTTCTGCTTTAAGTGAAGGCAAGTTGATGGAAGCATTAAATATGTACATGAAAAACGCTGGTAGATTTATCGGTGGTGCATTGTATGAAGAGTTTACTCAAACAGAAGATGCAGATTACCAAAAAGAATCATTCAGAAAACTTATGTCGCCGTTCTGGAATCAGTTCCAAAATGCAGAACTATATGGTGGTTCATTTAGAATGAAACTTCTTGGATTAGACCTAAAAGTTAGAAATCAGGATAGATCTCTTGAAGTAATTGCTCCGGAACTACAAAACTCATTGTCATATAACCTTCAGAATATAGGTAACTATACCATGATGGCATCTAAGCGTACAAAGTACATGCAAAGAGCAGTAGCATCTGCAAATATTGCAATGGATATGCTTAGAGGAGAAGAAGCAATGCGCGGTATAAATACTAAAGACGCAAGAGAGCATGTAGAAAACTATATTAACAGACAGATTTATGGTAATCTTCCAGAAATGCCTAAAGTAATGCTTGGCAATATATCTGTAAATATTGACTACATGTTAGATGCTAGTAACAGATTTATAAATATGGCACACCTTGCCGTTAAGCCTGGTGTTGCAATGAAAAACGTAGTAGCTACAACATCTAAACTTTTAATTAATGCTTTGATAAATCAGATATCAGGTAAGAACTTTAATATTGCTAATGTTACTCGCGCTGTAGAGCAAATGTTTTCAAATGGTGAAAAAATAAGAGCATTAAATGAAAAGTATCAGTTTGTAAACATGAGTGAAAAAGATTTAATCAATCACTTTCAACATGTAGTAAGTAAAGCAAATGCTACTGAGCCAGATGCTCAAATGATTCTTAACTGGTTTGGTGATTATTACAACCAGCTTATTGGTGGTATTGCTCAAATGATTAACGATGGTACTTATGATGCACACGACGAGTTTGGTAATTACGATGAAACAAAAGACAAACGATTTGAAGGAGAAGATGGTGAATATATCAAAAACGCTATTATTGAACAGCAGTACAAAGAAGGATATCACATTCTTGATAATGGCAAAATGACACACGCATACACTCAAAGACAAGAGAACCATGTAAAATTGCAAGTGCAAAGATTTGTTGGTGAGTTAACCGATCCTAAATACAAAAACTTAGCATCAAGTTATTCATTTGTTCGTGCTGCGTCATCAATGAGAAGCTATATGTACAACGTAGCACAAGCATGGTGGAAAAACCCTAGCCAAACAGTACATCTTGGTGGTTTTAAAGTAATTGAAGTTGATGGTAAAAAAGAAACTGTTTGGGCCCCAGAACTTACAGAGGGTATGATTAATACATTAATTTATTGCGCTAAAGGTTTGAGAAATGCTGTAAAAACAGGTACATTTGATGATTATAAAAACATGTCTAGTTTCCAAAAGCGTAATCTTATAGCAATGGCTACGTTTACTGGTATCATGGCCGGTGTTTATCTTCTTGCAGATTCAATGTTATACGATGAAGATAGAAAGAAAGTTAAAAAATACCGTTATGAAAAAGACCCTAAAACAGGTAAGCGTAAAAGAGTAGATATTGATGAGCCTTGGATTTCTGAAAGATTATTATCTATGTTGTATGATACAAAATATGATATGCCAATAAAAGGTGACTTGTCTATGACTGAAATGTTTGCCAAAAATATACTTTTAAAAGGTGTTGAAGAACAACTGTCTTATGTATCTCCATATAGAATGTTTCAAGATATAGGTAGTATGCCATCAACTCATATTATGCAAGCTGATAATGTAGCTCAAACATTTGTTTCTACATTGATGTTGCCCTGGACATTGTATCAACAGAAAGATATTGAAGGTCTTACTAATGAACTTGATGAGTATTTCTATGATTTAAGTAAAAACATGCCTCTTGGTGGTGGTTACCGTGACATACATGACACATACGATTACATGTTAAATTATATTGGTGAATCAACTAAAAAATAAAATATGCCAACTTTAATTTCAAACGAAAACTATGCGATACGCTGGGACAAAACAGAATGTAACCAGTATACCATATCAAACATATCAAGTGTTTATAATGCCAACGTAGTCATAACAGATGAAACTGGCACGTACACAGAAACATTTAATCTTGCCCCTGATGGGTCAAACACTATAATTTTACCTGGCGATGGTGTGTTTAAGTTATGCGCTTACGCATTTGATATACCGCTTAATCCAGAAGAACTAGAAACAACAAATGGTAGATTGTCAGTTGTAGAGTTTATAACTTCAACAACATCTGGATTGAATCTTATATCTGCATCTTTTTACGATACAGGTTATACTACATTTATTCCTACTCCAGGTTTATTTAATTCTGTGCCAGCATCATATCAAGACTTTGTTAATGATTTGCAAGGATATGTAACTGCTAATGGTGGAGGTATAGTTACAATGCTTGCTCCAGGCAGTTCTTTACCAAATGTTCCAGCCAATAACAATGCATATCAACTTGTAGTTCAAGCAAATGATGTTTACTTAGCATCTGTAAATGGTAATTACCCTCCAGGTGTAATACTTGAAACAACATACGAAGCAGATTTATATTGCGCATACGAATACGTATTTGATGAAAACAAACAATACGTATCATCGCTTATAATAGATGGTTTTGAAGTAGTACCTGTAAATACTGTATGGAATATGTCAACTGTACAAGGAACAACAGAAGCAGAAACAACTATTAACACATTTTTAGGAAATGACGGTTATTCGGTAGCAGATATTTTGTCTTTAAAAATTTACATAGTAAATCCAAGTCTTGGAAAAGATTGTGATTTAATAACACTTACTGCTGTAGAGTTAGGCCCGGGCGAAACACAATGCGATTATATCTATGAGTTCTGTGATTTGTACGCCTGCCTATCTAGATTGATGAACCGTTGGTTATGTCAAGATCCATGCGCTGACAAATGTACGGCCGCTGGCGAATCTTATGAAGAAGCAAGGCGCAAAGCAGTAGAACTAAGCACTATGTTTTTTCACGCTTTAATGCCATTGGTAACAACAGACAGACTTTGGTATCTTGGCAACTGGGATATATCGGACCAAAGACTATGCAATGTCAATAACATATTAGAGCTTTACAAAAAGATGCGCGACTATGTTAAAAACTGTGGCTTTGACTGTGGATGCGGATGCCCGGATAACTGCGGCAACTGCCAACCATGCAACGGATATAGCTACGCACCTTCTCCTTCTAACCCATCAACACCCTGCGGATGCAAGTAATAACAGACTTTGATAGACGAGTAGGCAATGTATATGAAATTGCCAACAAAGTAACACAAAACTGGGCATGCTCCTACTACGAACTTGGCAAGTGGGGCATAACTAGTAATGGCAAACAAATGCTAATGCTTCAAGACATGGGAGTTCTATACTTGTTTCTTGCTATGTTAGAATGGAAAGCAATGAAGCATAACACATATAGCCTTACATACGATGAAAACAATTGCCCAGAATGGAAATACCCGGGTAACTTTGTAGATGAAAAGTTTATAGACTGCATAGTAAAGCATTTTCATTGCCAAGGCATAGACATCAGGACAATACTAAGAAAGTTTGGTATACTGCCATTAGAAGGCAAGCCAGATGGTATTGACTACATGCATATTGAAAGTGGTAATCCACCTTGCGACAATAGGCTATTTCAGATTGACAAACCTTATGGAACTGATTTCGTATAACTAAAAATATAAAGCCATGGCATTACGACAAAGAACTTATTTCTTCGACGCAGGAAACGCAGATAGGTTTAACTCTCAGGATATTCCAACAGAGCAAACAATGTCTGACTGGTGCGATTCAGTACCATTTATTAAAGAAATAACAGACCGCGCACAGCTTACTAGAGCTGGCATTGCAAAGACTACAACCGATGCAAAAATAAATACTGGCGATAATACTGATGCTGCCGGTGTATCTCCATTAGGATTTACAACATTTGTAAGACCGACACAGATACCAAAGATACTTGATAGCCCATCAATAACTTGGACTAAAGTAGCAAGAGGCGGTGCAACTAACACAGATACAGGTGTAGGTATTGAAGACTGGCAAGCAAGTTTTGAATACTCTACATTGCCAGATGTTGATACTTCTGAAGTATTGCTTGATGCAAACAAATCTGTTAGAATATTGACAGGTGGCTTTCCTTGTTCTATGACAGATGCTGAGGTTACAACTCTTGCAGGTGATCCTTTGAATGACTACTTAAGTGATTTAAAGTCGGCTATAAATCAAGCAAATCAAACTATTATTTCATTGTCAAATACTGTATGTAGTTTAAGTGCAATTGCAGATACACAAGTAGCATTAGGTGATGTTATTATGACTGTTACTCCACCTAGTTATTGGGGAACTAGCTGGGCAGAACCATTAGGGCAATCTCTTTTAATAGCAGACCATCCTGATTTGTATGCTTTGTTTTTAAATACATATGGAGTTGCTGCGCCAGGTTATTTTAAGATTCCTGATTTAGTACAGCAGCAAAACTATTTTAGGGCTCAGCAAACATCTGGCGGGTTACTTGTATCACTTACTGGAGGCCAAGCAACAAGAACATTGGTTGAAAGTGATTTACCATTACACGATCATACAGTAACTGGAAATACAACAGATAGTGGAGTACATAGTCACACATTACCTGTTTATAGAGCAGATAGTGGATACATTGTTCCTGATGGTAATGGCGGTAATGATCCTAATCCGCCAGTAAACTATGCAATGCCATCAGGTGGGGCGCATACGCATACAGTAGCCGGCACAACAGATAATTTTGGTTCTGTAGATCCTAATCCAGTATGGAACATTGCTACATCAGTAACACCTAGATACACTAATTTCTTTCTTAAAATGCGCGTAAAATAATGAAAACAATAAAAATAGGAAGCGAAGGACAAGATGTAATGACGCTTCAAAAGATACTTGAAGTTGCCGTAGATGGATTCTTTGGCGCTGATACACACGATGCAGTAATAGCATTTCAAAAACAATACGGCCTTATTGCCGATGGTATTGTAGGGCCTATTACTTGGGCGGCATTACAAGGTACAGGTGATACTAGTATTGGTAAAGAAACTGAGTTTGTTGAGTACATGCTAACAAAAGGTAAGCAGGAAAAAGACAAATGGATTCCAAACTATTACCCTGGGCCTTTCCAAAAGAAATGGTTGATGTTTCATCATACTGCCGGATGGGATAATCCAAAAGCTACAGTAGATTTCTGGAGCAATGATTCAAACTCTATTGCTACTGAGTTTGTAGTTGGTGGTGTTCATATTAGTGGAAGAGATAACGGACATGATGGGATAACTGTCCGTTGTATGCCAAAAGGATCATATGCCTGGCATGCATCAGTAGGTAATACTCCGCTACACAGAGAGTCTATTGGGGTAGAGATATGTAGTATGGGAGGACTGACAAAAGGTGGGTACTATACAATAGTAAATGGTAAAAATATTTGGGTAGTTGGATTGGCAAACTCTTACTACACAGCATATGGCAACATTGTGCCTGAGTCACAAGTTTTTGATTTGGGATGGACATACAGGTTTCATAGGTATTTCCATAAATATTCAGACAAACAAATAGAGCAATGCAGAATAATAGCAGAGCATTGTCGCGATGAATATGGTATGAACTTAAAGAAAGGACTTGCCGAGCATATTAGAAAGTATGGAGTAGAGAAGGCATTCGGGTACATACTCGATTACGCAAACAGAGTGCCTGGCATATACACCCATGGCAATGTGTTTCAAGGTAAAAACGATATATACCCGGACCCTCGTATGATTGATATGATTCTATCTTTGTAACAATTTTTAAAATATGTAGCGTATTTTGTTCCAAGGGATAATACTATCATGTAAAGATACAAACCGATTGACAAGTTTTGCTTTCAAATCGTGACGATACCTGATATTCTCAGAGCCAAAAGAACTGGTTTTATTTTCTTGCCATTCTGGATTCCATAATAGTTTTTCTACGTCAGCCGGCGCGTTCTCTAAGTTGTGTATATGCATCTTCTCGTTATGAGTTAGCATGATACATTCTGCGAGAACGTGCTTTTTTATTTCATTATCTACAATATCATTGATTTGTTCAAACAGCTCTGTGTATAAAGCTTTTGATTCTGCCAATGCCAGTATAGGACTAAAGTTAATATGTACGTCATAGCCTGCAGCATAAAAATCATTGATAGCCTTTATTCGGTCTACAATCTTTGATGTGTCTGGCTCAAGTATGTCGGATAGTGACTGAGGCATTAGAGAAAATCTAATCCTTATCTTTCTATTTGGATTATATTCTAGCAGCTTTTGATTGACATACTTTGTAGCAAATGTAGCCATAGAAATAGGATGCTCTACAAAGAAATCAAATATCTTCTGCCATTCATGATATTTCAAGTGCAAAGCAAAGTCTTCATTGCAAGAAATATCGTAGGTAGTGTACACTGGATGCGTCTGGTTAGGCTTTTTAACTGGTGTAAATAAAGCATGCTTGTTAATGACATCTAGTATTTCATCTACGTTGGTAGCCACAGACAATCCTTCTGGCTTATTACGGCGCATGTAACAATAATGGCACTTATATAAACACCCATGAATAAAAGAAGGAGTAATGAAATCACTACTCCTTCCTGATGGTTTTATATCTAATGCTTTTCTAACTACTTTTGTAATCATAGCTTTAGATTTTCTTTTACAATTTTGAATACTTCTTCTGTTTCTTCGTCAGCCCAAAATATAATTTCTTCTTCTTTATTGATATCCCAGTTGTGTAGTTCAAATGACCTGTGCATTAGTTCATGAAAAATAAGTCTTACTGTTTCTACTGTATTATTACATCTACTAAGATTAATAAAAACAAAGAAATCATCACCATGCTCGTACTCAAAATTATCTTTTTCTGCTTCTGTTAAATGTACAGGAACATAGTTTGAAAAGCCTGCAATGTATGCCTGCTGTTTGTTGTTCTTGTGCATTACACACTCATCATATTTTAAACCGTGCATTTCTCTTTCACCATAGTAAGTAAAGATTTCACAAGGATCAAAGCTAAGAAGTAATGTATAGGTTTTGCGATTTATTTCTATCATACTAGTTGTGTTTAAAAGCTTTACACCAGTTTTTGTAGTTCATGTGTGTTTCGGGATGATCGATTGTATTGTAAAGCCAGTCGAGTATTCTTCCTGCTGGCTGCTTAGTATCTACATCATAACGTATGTCATCAAATCCAAAGTACATAACATCGCCAAAGCATGCTATTGTACCGATTTCATTTGCTACCCACGATTCTAGAATCATGTCTTGCTTTTCGCAGAACGCATCCATATATGCTTCTACAATGGCTTTGTATTTAGTCTTTAAGTTGCTCATTGAGTTGTTTTATTACGTCTTTAAATCCAAATGGAAAACAAGTATGTTCCCAAAGATAGAAATCACATTGTTCGTCAGACCAGTCGGGCCTAAAATGTTTCACCCAATCTTTATATGAAGTTTTGTTTGCAATATCCATTGCCATTTCAATTGTTAGTTCTGTCATTGTGTTGTGTTTTATAGTTAAAAAGTAGTCCTGACAGGATTCGAACCTGTAACGTACATCTCATATCTTTGATGCAAGCACTTGATAATAGTTGCGTCTACCAATTCCGCCACAGGACTATTAAAAAAGAACACACTTCTGGAGCTTCACCAGCCTTCTAGTATACATTGTACCTCTCAGTTAAGAGTCAGCACTGAGCTTTCTTACTTTGTGTGTTCTTAAAAATTGCTGTCTTTCCAGCTGTCAGGTTAGTTTTTTGTTCAGCGGCCTGCCTGTCTGGAACTCTACCAAAACCAAGTATCAATAAGTAAAAATGCGTTTTTAAATTATCCCCTGAACGCTAACAGTGGCAACATACGATTTGCAATACTTAGTAGTATTATCTTCGTTCCATGCTCAGCGCTAAGCAGAGGGCTTGTAGGTTTCATTGTAGTAGGTTTCAGGTTCATTCTCCACATAAGGATGAAAAAACTTATATTGAAAAGCATCTATTATCTGCTGCTTTTCAAGTTCTAATGCTTGTTCAATTAATGGTAAAATCCATCCATTATTTTCTAAAAGATTAGCTTCTTGTACTAACCATTCTACTGCTGTCTGTTTAGGCATAACTAATAGTTTGATTGTTCATCTAATAATGCTTCCTGTAGCCATTCATCCATAGCCTCCCAGTCCATTCCAAATATTTCTTCTGTTTCTTGATCTGTCTTGTACTCTCCATCTACATAGAAGTCAAGAATCTCAAAGTATGCTTCTTCATCCGGTTCTTCTGGTACGCCTAAGCTATCGCGATAACCTTTACAAAATGGATGATATTGATAATCAAAACTAATTTTTCTTTCTACTCCGTTTACATCTTCTTTGTAGAATATTGCTTCCGATTTATAACTTTTCATTTTTCTGCATGTTTTGTCTGTTATAAGCTACATATGATAGCTTTACACATTCTTCTGTGAACCAATCTATTTGTTCTTGTGGCATCTTGGATATCAAACCAAATACCGTTGTTGCAGCGGCTACGTTATTAAACGATATGTCCTGCAAAATATCGATGTCTTGTTGTTTTGTTGCTTTTGCAAAGATGTTATCTAATAAATAAGTAGCACTTGTCTGCATGTTTTTGAACATCATTTTATGCTCATGTTTTAATGTATCTACACCAATCTGTGCAATACAATATTTAACAGTGTTTAATGATGTAAGTAGCATATAGTAATGCTCTTTTCTTATTTGATATTCTTCTTTTGTTAGCTCAACTTTTATTTTAACTCTTTTTGCAACTAACTTACTCATACTTTAGATGTTTCTTTGCAATCCTACTCATCCAAGCTGTTAATCTATATTGCCCAACAAACTCTTCGCTATCTGTTATTTCAAATCTCACCACAAAATCTCCAGTAGATTCGTCAAGATAAATATCTTCAATAGTCACTCCAATGTTAGCGGATGACTCTTCCATATCACGCCGAAACGCCGATATATTGTTGATTAGAGACCTCTCGTCAAAATAAGCAGGTTTTAAAAGGCTTATTTCTACAGCTTTAATTTTTAGCATTACTTTTCTTTTATTACTCTAACAATAGTTTTCTCTGCATAAATATTATTATCCCAATCGCATTCATTATCCGGCAATGATGTTGTTAGTCCCGCAGAAGACATAGCGACATGTTTTTCTGCCCATTCTTTTGCTTCGTATAATGATTTAGGACCTACAAATGTGTATTCTACATTGAAAGTGTACCTAACTTTTACTTTGTATCTGTCCATAGCTTTTTAAGATTGCTGATTGATTTGTTAAGACGCATTGGGTTTCTCCAGATTGATTCACATAAGATAATGTAATCACTATTGTTTAAAGGGTTTACTAGGTAAACATCAGTTTGCTCTTCCAATATTTCATACTTGTATCGTTTAACTTCATACAATAATATTTCTCTTATTTCAGTGACATAATAAACCATAGAACCTATTTCAAAGTATTGCTCGTTGTTTTCCGACAAAACCTTGTTAAGATTATCAAGTAACTTACTTATGCCTTTTTTGGTGCCACACTCGTATAAAATATCATCTTTAGAAAACAGATGTTCTTGGCCGGAAGAAATCATTATTTTATTGGTATCAAAAGTATCTGTATAAGTGTAAGATATAAGAAAGCTTTCAAAGAGAGTAGTTGTTTCGCTTTTATTGCTTTTACTCACTTTCTTATTCTTACCATTGGCAATGACAAGCTTTTGTTTAGAGCTTGTTGAATCTTTTACGCAATAGACACTACCCTTTTTGACGTTCATTTTCTAAGAATTCTTTTGTGTATTGCTCTACTTTATCGTAAGCAAAATCAATATCCATTCTTACTTTTTCTTTATGAAGTTCTATAACTTTATCCGCATCATCGCTTATCAAACCTATTAAAGTTTGCAATCCGCGCATTTTACCTTCAAGATAAGTTATTGTTTCTTTCCAAGTTTGTAGCGTCTTGTGGTTTTCCATCTGGCTTTTGCTCATAATATTCTTCTATAAAATGTAAAAAGTTTTTAACAAACCATTCTTTGTGTTCTTCGGGAAACTCAACGAAATCAGCAGATCCATAAACTGTGTTGTTTGCTCGTAACATATACCAACAAGCCATATAATCACGGCCGTCTTTTGGTTTGTATGTCATGACTTCAAAGTAACCTTTGTCAAATGTAAAAGACTGTGACCACATCTCTACTTCATTGATTACACAATTTGGAGTATCATGGCGCATAATATTAAATGAGCTTATCTCCCAGGCTTCATCTGTTACAGCTTCGTAACCAACAAGCTTAACATAGTACATAAAGTCGATAAAGTCATCGACAGTTTTCTCCGATTCAATGTATTTTTTTAAGTTAATATATTGCATTAAACATTGTATTAAACATCTGAAAACAAGTCTTTTTCTTTTGGCTTGAATACAGGCCAAGGATACTCCTTACCATTTTTTACCCAACAGATAACATCTTTGAGATCATACACTTCATAGCCTTTATCAAAAAACATGTCAAGCAGACATTCGTTGTCATTTATTTCGTAAGCTCTTAGTAATCTGCCACATTTGGGTTTACCTGTGCCATGACATTTGACTTTCAGATAAACCCCTGTGGCTTTAGCTATTTTATAACATTTATCTCTATATTGACGTAAGTTCATCCTACAAAAATACAATACAAAAAGATCAATACATAGAACACTAATACGGCAAATATAATTAATCTTTTATACATTTTTTGTACATTTTAAGATGTTTATATGATACTATTGTCAACAAAAGAATAATACCCATCAATAGTAATAATCAAATGTTCTAGTAGTTTTAAATCAAGTAATAAAGCTGCGTCTTTTATCTTTCTTGTAAGCGTAATATCGTCTTGTGATGGATTCATACTACCACTAGGATGATTGTGCGCAATGATAAAACTAGACACACGATTGTGTTCTAGTATTTTCTTGAACAATATCTTTGTGTCAACAACTGTTGCAGATACACCACCTTTAGAAATTTGTATTGGCTTGCAAATAGCGACATTATTTCTAGTCAATGGTAAGAAATAAAACTCTTCATGATTTAATAGGCCCATAAACTTAAAATACTGATAGCAATCTTGACTTCTAGTTATCTGAGCGTTATTTATGTCGGCCGGTACAATATTCTTTGCTATGTGAAGCTTTCTGGCGCCAGTTTTACTCATGCCAATCTTTATATAATCTTCTTCAGATGCAATCAAAGCGACATACTCATTGGAAAAATGGCCATATAGTTTTTCAGTATCCTTGACGCCGATAAGCTCTTGGATAAGTTCTTTATTTGGCTTTTTGTAGTCTGCTTCGCTTTCTCTGAATATCATAACTCCTGTGAAATCTTCCAAAATGATAATGCTTTTTCCTCTGTTGACTCTTTTAATCTTTCAACAGCGTTAATGTAAAGATAATGAGGAGAATTGACAAATTCACCAGTTTTCATGTTCAAATAACAGATATGCTCATCAAGTGTATCAAAAGTAGCCTCATCATGAACCAACTCTACGTATGGTTTGGTCCTGATATGATTGTCGCTGATAATCTCACCGGAAAAGCATTTGTTAAGTACATACCGATTAAAATTTCTGCTATCTTTTTTGCTGTACGCAAACACGTTTACTCCATCAGTAACACTGGCAAACTTAGATGCCATGTCCTGCACGTTAGTAATTGGTGCGCTCATTACAATACTGCCACCTCTAACAACTGCTATGTAAACAGGAGTTGCTATTGATGTGTGATGTACATAATGAAGATACCAATCCCTGGGATCTGTATGCTGCGTAATGTAGTTCTCGAAATCCCTGATATTCTTTTCGAATAGTTGATTGAGAAACAAGTTTTGCTGAAATACTGACAAGCCGTCAAAAGAAACAGCTGGGCCGCCGTATACAACGACAGCCACAGCAATATTTCTGTTTTGAAACTTGTTAAAAGGAAATGTTTCCATTAGCTAATAACTTGGTATTTATTCTTATCGTTTTTGTAAGCAAATGCTGTTTTGAAGTTAAAGCATTCTTTCACTTTCGTAAAGAACGAAACAAACATTGCTTTTCTTCTCTGCTCTGTATCACTAGACTTTATGATGCCTTTAATATCAAATGTCTGTAGCGTAGCATTTGCATTAACAAAGTTATACTCATGCATTAAACTAGCAAGTTCTCTCATTTTGGCATTTAAATCAGTTCCATTTAAAGTTTCCTCTTTAGTTGCAGCATTAAACATTTCAGTGCCTTTTTCCTGACAAAGTTCTATCATTTTAAGACCAGCAATCATACTATCTGTATCAGCATCATCATCAATAGTGCTTAGTATTTGATTTACTAGATTCTTAACACGCATTCTCATGATGAACTCACTGCCTTTATATGGAATACCAATGTTCTTGCAAATGTAAGTAAGCAATGCTTCGTCGGCTTCATCAATAGAATTATAGATACTTTTGCCTGTTTCGTATACATTGATATAGCACATATCTACAACAAACTTGCGTCTTGCTTTAGCATCATCGTCAATCTCTTCAGATCTTTCTGTTGCTTTCTCAGTCATATCTGCACGCTTAAGTTCAATAGAACTGTATTCATTCTCGTATTCTTTCTCCAAATCAATGTTATTGTCTTTAAAGAACATAGTAAGAACATTAGGAGTATAGGATGCCATTGTCATCAGATTAGCTTGTAGAAACACAGTCATCGCATAAGATGCACCAGCTTTTTCAACAAGGTCTGCGCCATTGCTAATGCTGTCACCAAGTAAATGCTCAATGCAATTACTTAAAGCATTGTTGATGTGCATACCTTTAAAGAAAGCAAGTACAGCATAGTCTAAAGTTGCTCCATCTTGATTAAGTTGCTTCATCAATCTAAACACAACATCTTTCCTTGCTTGCTCTTTCAAGCTTGTAATCTTACGATTAACACGCTCAATAGCAGCATCTTGCTTTTTCTCAACATAACTTTCTTCTGCTTTGACACTTTCAATCAAAGATGGCTTGACAAAGAACTTAATATTGCCATCATAATCCCAGCAAGCAACTTCTTCAGGATGTGTACCCATAGCGCATGATATATATCCCGTTATGTCATATCTGTCAACAACTTTGAGTTTGTTTTCATCGATAAACTTTTCCCAATATGCCCTTGATCTAGCTTTTGTTGCATAAATATCAGATGTTCTAGGTCTATCAAACATATTACCTACGTTGATGTACCATTTCTCTTCTTTGATATTTGGATGCACATTGCCATCTAAATCAACAAAGCTTTCTTCTGGAACACTTTCAGATATTTCCGGCATGCAATAGTTAGACAATCTTACTATTTCTCTATCATCAAGAGCTTCACCTTCTGTATGCAAATCACGATCATAAATCTCGTCAACAATCAATTTTTGTACAGCATCAGGCATATCGCACAATGCAGTAGCGCCAGACTCGTCGATAACACCTTCAAAGCAAAGCTTTATAGCTTCTTTGTTTAATGCCGCTATCTTGCGAAGTGATGTTGCTCTATTTACAGAAATACCAAGCTGACTAGCAATCTTTGGCAATGTCACACCTTTAACAGCAACAGCCTGTCTGATTGCATGGGCCAATGTAATAAAATGCTGCTCACTGCGAAGTACATTTTCAGTCAATGAATCGACAATGTTAATGCCATCCATAATATAAACTGGGATTTCTGCAGTAGCATCAATCTCTTTACACAAATCTTCATAACGAGTAACAAAAGCCATTGCTCGGGTGTAGCCGGCACGAACAACATACTTGCCTTTTACTTGCTCGCAGATGATTGGCTGCAGCAATAAAGAACCAGTCTTTTTGTAGGTCTCAACCATTGAAACATACATTTTATCAATAGCATCACCATACGGAGTAGCATCATTTACATCATAATCTATGCCAGCAAATCTAGGATTAGGTATAGAAAAGTCAAGCAAATCTGGAGTTACTTTCAACATTTCGTTTTTAATTTTAATATTAGAAGCCATACAAATGGTTTAAAAAGTAGCCTGCACACAGTTTCCTTGTGCAGGCATTGTGAAATAATATTTAGAACGGTAGATCTACAACCGGTTCTTCTTGTGAACAAATCCAAGAGCCTGATTCATAGTACCAGCCTTCAACCCATGTTGCTTTGTAGCGAACAGTAGACTTTTCAAGCTTAGTGTTGTTGTCAGTCCACTTTTCAAGCTTAGGCAGTACTCGAACAACAGCCATCTGCTTTTGCATTACAATGTCTTTTATTTGTCTCACAAGCTTTTCGCCATAGGCAATGCAGTTAGCATAATATGGATCACTTTCTTGCTTGTTGCCATCTTTGTCTTTCCATACATCTTTGATGAGGATAACAAACTTTACACCAGGTCCTCTTTCAGTTGAAAAGTCTTCTACTTTAGTGTCAAGGATTTTACCCGACAATTGTGTGCCAGGAAGATACTTCTGTGTTTTCATGATTAAAATATTAAATTTGGAATAACTTGTTTAGATAATACTCCAGCATCGTGTAATAAAAGAAGCACCGTAAACAGTCCTCTTCTCGTAAATGATGGATAAGTTGTGTTTTTGTCTGCATCATGTATGTTGACTCCAAAACCATATGCTACAAACTCTTTAGCAAGAAAGTAGTTGTTTTTGTAGTTTGCATCATTCATATCTTGTATAATGATGCCATGCTCTACCAAAACTTTCATTGTGTCTCGCAGTAATACTTTGTACTTATTGAACAAGAACTTATGAAAATCTAGCACATGGGTGTCTTTCTCAAAGTTCTCAACAATAGTTTTATTGTCTTCGCACATAGCACGGTAGGTCTTTATAGTTAGTCCGTACTCTCTGTAAAATGAATCTTCTTCGACCTCAGTATGTATTCTTTCAAGCAGCTTAGATCTTCTGTTCTTTAACTCTTTATCTTCTTCGACATCTTTCTGCTTCTCAACATAAGTCTTAGGTACTATTACTGTTGTTTCTACAATATCTTTACGATATGCATTCTTTAGCATCGTAGTAAATATCTTTTCGAGATACAACTTCATGTCGTAGTTACACCAAGTGTACATCTGTGCAAGCCAAAGATGTGATACAACATAGTAGCACATATCAGCTTTAGAGAATACACAGGCCATAGTAATGGTTCTGCCAATCTTATTGAGTTCTATATTTGTTTCCGCTATAAACTCATCTTTTGGCACCCAGTTACAAGCAAGTATGTAAGAGCTACAAACAAGAGGACATTCGATGTACAAATGCCCTCCAATAAATTTGTGTCTGTATTGCTTTGTAAAGCTCCTAAGCATAGAATCTTTGACTATCTTAGGCTTTGGCTCTTTAATTACCTTTGGCTTTTCAGCAGGCTTTCTACCCATGTTTGTGCTTAGCATGTTTTACAATATGCTCTCTTCTGATGTCATCTACAACAAAGTAATTAAATTTACCCAAAGTGTGAGTGTAAATATACTTGTTGTATAGTAGCGTAGCGCCATTCTTTTTCCAGTTGGCAAGTATACCATCCAAATGAGTAGCTATAATTGCACCATCGCCTCCATAGAGCATGGTTTGTATAGCTTCTTCAGTTGGATATTGAGCGTTAATGCGCTCTGGAACATCAACTGTAGGCTTAGGAAGTGTAACTACCTCAGTCTTTGGTGATATCTTTGGCGTTTCAATATCCATGCTGTGAATCTTGTCGGTATCTTCGCCAGTAGGCACCATAAAGATATTTAACAAGAAATACTTCATAGCGTAAGTCATAGCCTTACCCGGAGATTTATCTTGTGAGTCAATACCATGGCCCGATGATTGGCCCTCAATGTGTGCACCTGATGTGTGATAAAGCCTAAAAGTAAACACAATATCAGAGAATATTTGTTGCTTTTGCTTTACAGCACCAGTTTTAGAATACGGATCTAGCTCTTGCCAACGCTCATGCTTGGTTTCTTTCTGTATTTCAATAGGAACACAGATAAGACCATGAGTAATCATGCTTTTTCTTATTTCATTTCTTACTTTTTCGTCTGAAATGCCCTTATAAGAACCAGAGCCAGTACCAACAGTGTCATCTTTCTGAAGATAGTTTACCTCAGACATTACATTGAGGACTGCCTCAATCAGTTGTATTTCTGGTGTCTTTTCTTCTGATGATTGTTTCGAGATTTCTGTCTTCGCCATATCTTCTTGCGTAACTGATTGTAAAATATTTGATTTTAGAATTCTTCATTGCAGTAAATGACACTTCAACATTGTTCCTGATGCAATGAGATACAGACTTAAAGATATCATGCAGCATTACGCTACATATATTTTCCATGTCTTTGTCAGGTACAAGCATATCGTAGTTTAGGAAAAGTCTTTCAAACTTATCTTTGTGCTTAGCATACAAATACTTTCCGTATTCCCGTGCCGGCATTTCAGCATGATTAGACCTTGCCAGCCTACGGCGTATCATATCAAGTCCCATAGTGCTTTATAGAAACTTATTGGTTCGTTAACAAACATTTTCTTTATTTCGGCATGCTCAGGAGTGTATATCTTATTTGTAATTATGATATTTTCTTTGTCATTGATCCAAGATTCTAAATTCTTTTGAATGAAACCTTTTAACGACAAAATATATTCCTCAGGAGTATTACCATCTTTACATTCCCAAAGATACAAAAACCATTTTTTAATGATAAATAAAAATCCATTGTACTGTGCATCATCACGTTCTTTGCCAGAACTATTTGTAGCTCCGTTTATACGTAATGCTGCATTGATCATAGTATCTTTAGTTGCCCATTTGTCGCCTTTCTCAAACCTGGACCACGCAAGCGCAAACAAACGAACTATTTCGCCTGGCTTTCTGTAATCTTTAGTAGGTTTAATGTTAAATAGCGTTTCAATGTCATCAACAAAGGTTTCTATTTTGTCCTGATCCCAATCAGAAAACTCAATAGTATTCTCATTGATTACAAGATAGGCATACTCATCATATTTGTAATGGTATTCACAATCTTTGGCTACCGGTATGTATTTTAGTCCGATGTATTGATAATAAATATCAACAATGCCCTCTATTTCTGATGTCCAGTATAGGTCTTTTGGACAGGTAACAAGTTTGTTTTTGATAAAATAATTGTACAGATTATTTTCTACAGTACCATAATTATTATCAAACTTTACATCAAACTTTTGGCAGATAGACATAACAACATCTTCTGTTTTATGTTCTGCTTTTTCATCTACAATAATTGACAAAAAGTAAAGGGCATTATATCTTTTTAGTGATAAATGCCCTTTTGTACAATTACTTGCGCTATAAACAATACTATTCATCAAGATTTGCTAGATTATAAGAGTTAATAATATGCCTCAACTCAGCTACATATCTGCTAGTAACGCCATCACTTGCTGGCCATGCACAAGCACTTGCATAAAGATAACCACCTTTATCAGCGAGTTTTTTGGAGTCCGACGCAAGCATACGATTATCACTACATCCACAGATAGCAGCAAGCCAGGCTTCTCTTTTGTTTGGAATATTTATCAGTCTTGGTGCATAAGTTTTATTTAGCAGCTGCACATGATTCCACATAGACCACCAACGAGATTCATACTTACGAAAATGATAACTTATAGTCTTGCCATTTATATCTTTATCATAGGCTTTTACACTACCAGATATACCACGCGATGTTTCCGTTTTACCACCCATATGACCAAATAAGTTATTGGCAACATTTGCTAGTCTACTGGTGCCGTAACCTGATTCAAGAATAGCTTGTGCTGCAATAATACTAGCAGGAATATTAAACTTAGCAGACAAATCTTTAGCATTCTTAGATATGTCATCTACAAATGCTTGTCTTTCTTTGCCTATTCTAGTTTTTAGTCTTGCAAGCTTTTCTTGATCGCCTTTTAAATGACTGCCTTGAAACTCACTACTTGACATATACCCACGCTTAGACCATCCATCTTCATCATATCCAACATCAGGATATAACTCATCGGCACCGGCATGTATGTGCTTATGTTCAACAGGTTCTCTGCTAATCATTTTTCCATTGGAATGACTTCTTTCAGCTACGCTAGTCTTGTAATCTATTGCTTTTTCTGTTGGTTCTTCTACTATGCAGTAAGCTACAATAGTAACCACTAGCATAAATAAAGACACATTGAATGTTTTCATAACTTTGCCATTAAAGCTGTTAAGGAATTGGAACTCTTCTCGCGTTCTTCAGCAAACACTGGTGAAGTTTCCTTTCTTACGGTATTCAAGCTATCTATACCGGCAACAAACATAGTATAGCGCTGTGTGCCGACAAGCTTTTTCATCTTACGTTTGCCTTCAGCACAGATAGCTAACCGCCATTTATCTGCTAGTTTTAGATCAGTAGCAACATATAGCAATCCTTTAGGACTATCGTAACCTCTAATGCCATATATCACATCAAGTACATATTGAATATGGAATGACAGTTCTGGATAGTACAGTTCATTGTCTTCATCTTTAACAGATGGATAAAACATACAGCTAAGTATGTCAGATTCTTGCTGTGGCGTAATGAAAGCCATGTCCTGTATTTCTTTATTGTCAACGCTAAACAATGGTGCCTTGCCTGCTTCTATGATACTGTCAATACATAACCACATAGGAACAACAGTTTCTATTGGTTCGAAATAGATATCACATAGTGCTACTTTGAATACTGGGTCTGCATACCTTACCTTAATAGTCCAAGGAGCGATAAGATACACCTTTTCTAAGAATAACATAGCTATAAGATTATCAAGCTCTTGAAATGTTCTTATACAATCAAAACCAAAAGAACGCAGCAAAGAGTTCCGCTCTACTGCGTCCAATGGTATGACGTTCTTGTCAGAAAGGAGTTTTAGTAACTCCCGTAACGACATTGTGTGCTGACTTGATATGTTCTATGATGCTGCTATAAGTTGACAAAGCCTGCTGCGCTTCCTTGTGATGCTTAACATCTTGGTAAAGCTTATGCGGTATGTCTTTCAGCGTATCTTTGTATATTTCGAAATACCAGTTAAGTGGATCGAAATAACGTATCTGCTTATGCTCACGCATCTTGAAGAAGTTATCTATATTTGGCACCAAGTGTGCTTTCTTAGACTTCAATAGTTCAAGCTTCTTTCCTTCGAAGTTCAGTTGCATATCCATAGTATACATCAACCTGTTACGGATAAGCTGAATGTTATTCTGTGTCTGATCTGACATCTTATACAACAAGTTTACTGCTAGCTTAAGCACACCAAGTGTTACCGGCTTAGTTGCTACTTTCTCATAGTAGTTCTCTAGTTGCATAGCCATACGAAAGCATTTGCCTGATGTGTTGCCCATACGAGCGATAAGCTCAAACGTAGGTAGAAAGTTCATTTCTTTCAGTTGCTGCTCCTGGCCCGAAATACTAAGTACATTTTCAGCATCATCTGTATCTAATAGATGACTTGCAGTATGTGCTGTATGCTCTGACTGTGAATAGTATATTGGATCTACACCAACAAGAGAGTTTTCCCAAGTAAGCATCTCTTCTGGTTGTAGGCTGATATACGTTTCTAATAGTCTTGCAGCGTTGTCAGTCTGAAATCCAATAAGATTCTGACTGATAGAGAAGTGATCACCGCGCTCGGTATCACCCATAAACGATGCAAGGACTTCAGCTATTCTTTTTTGTTCCTGCTTTTTCATGATATTCTTAAACTTATGTTTTCAACAATTGATGCACCAGGTATATCTTGACCATCAAGAATGGCATTCCTAATATCAGTTTTACTTGGCTCACGTTTAAACCGGCAATAAATGTCAGGTATGAGTGAATCATCACTGATTTCTACTGCTTTACTTTTAGTAGTTGCAATCTTTACAAGAGCTGTTTTAACAGGACCAAACGCAATAACATTCTGCAACATACGATCTTTAAGCACTTCAACTGATTTATCATATTGCTGTGCCTTTTTAAGTAATCTATGAGCTTCTTCGCGCAATAGTTCTGACTGTGCTTTGAGACTTTTTACAACGAACGAATAGTCTTGTAATTTTTTGTCTCTTTCTTGTTCAGCTATTTCAAGCTGTTCTAGTAAAAAATCTGGAATTTCTCCACCGTTGTCCTCTATGGATGTTTGGATAAGAAATAACTCCTGACTGATTTCAAATAGATTTGCCATTAAAATACGTTGTTTTCGATAATTACTGAATTGATTAGTTCTGGGTTCAATGTAAACATATGACCATCTGATGTTAATACATACCAATCATCTTTAAAGCCTTGAACTATTTTACCTTGATTGCCATTGTAAGTAACTATGTCACCATCACGATATCTGTATGGCACACCATAAACAATAGCATCTTGCTTTAGCCAAACATTTTTGTCATTTTCGCTTGAATATAACCAGAGATCACCATCGGTATCCATTTTAAGGCTTTTGATATCAAAAGCTAAGAATACTTGATCACCTTCTCTGTAGTTTCTTTCGGACAACTCCGATGCTTTAAACTTTTCCATAATTGAATGTTGTTAATAAAAATGCCTGCAAACTCGTTAGATCTACAGGCATAGGTTATAAAATAATTTAATTCTTGCTAATACAATCAAAAGTATTCATTAACTTTGTAGCAATCTCATCGCTTAGATCTTCTTGAACATAACCACTGCTTGTATAAACACGCATGGTCTTTATCTTTTTAGTTCTAAACTGAATAAGATTGTATTCATTGCCAAAGTTACCACCAAAGTAAATAACAAAGCTACCTTTGCAGTTAAAGTCATTGACGTTAGTCATAGTAAGTCTTGTGTCATCATCAAACAATACCTGTAGTTTAGCATTTTTCTCAATGCATTTGCTTGGACCACCTACAACATCAATACTCCAGATAAGAATACTTGGCTTAAGAAAGTCTATAACAAATCCTTTATCACCGGATGCCGATATAGCAATACGTTTTTTGATAGTCTTTGTAGATTTGTCTTCCATCTTATCGTAATGTACATCAAGCATATCACAATCTTGAGCGAATAATGATGCCGACAAAAGCATAAGAATGCTAATCAATACTTTCATTGTTACGGTTTTTAATATGTTCTTCAATAAGTTCCTTGATAGATCCATAAGCAAGCTCCCACTCATGCGTGGGAGATGCGCCTTCATCTATCTCATCTATTGCAAGCGTTACGAAATCTAGTATATCATGTTTTAGTGCAGGATATTCAGATATCATTTGCATTGCATAGTCGTTTACAATTTTTCTGTTCATTTGTACCCAATCATTGCGCATAGAGGTCCCAAAATATCTGCTACAAGCATAACTGCTTTAGCTTTGGGTCTAGCGTTGTCATTTAATCCATTTAACCCTTTGTTTAATGAAGGATACGATGGCATAATGGTATTCCATTTTCCTAATATGCAACTACTACTAATAGCATTGCATTCTTCCTGAATGTTATCAGTTTTCAATGTACCTGTTCTGTCTACAACATTATATGCTTTGGTCATAGCAGCACTAAGCTCTTTACCATTACGCTTATAACTATGCGCTATAGTCATAACAGCGCTCATATTCTTTTTACTTATAGGTTCATATCTCTTACGCGCTAGCTCTACAAACAATGCAGAGATGTAATGAGATAAATAGCTGAATCCAAACTGCTTTCCCTGGTACTCATAGTCCCATTTGTAATGAAAGAAGTTTCTATGCTTTGCTTGCAAGCCGGCAAACTTACGGACAATAGCAGAGCATGCATCAACAATAACTTGCTTTTCTTCTTTAGTAGCCAGCTCACCTTCAAAGATTTCTTTAGCCTCAATAAGTTGAGCTGAAAACTTATCGATTGTTTCTTGAATATCGTTCACGATTTATAATTTTAATAATAAAATAAAAAGGGCAGCTATTACAGCTGCCCCAACACACTATAAACACAAATAAACACTAGTCTAATCTTCAATCTCGTAATGGTGTACACGCTGGTACTCATCATCACGCATAACTTTTACATTATTATTGCCTTGTAACTGTGCAACAGCGCATTCGTATGGTATAATATACCCATACTTATTAAAGTACACAGGCTTATTAACTAAGTCTTCACCAGATGTATATTTGTATCCGGTAAACTCTATTGTTTCTACATAAGCTTGTATAAAAGATGATAAATCTCTTAAAACTATTTCAGGCTTTATGTCGCTAAACACTGCAAGACATTCAACTAAGTCTTTACTCTTAGCTAATGCTTCAAGATTATGGTATGCAATGATAGTGTCATACTGTCCTAGATCTTCTTCAGGAACAGCAATAGATACATGTACTTCCATAAGATTGTTATCACGCTGTCCAAATAAAGTACAAGCGTTCATTAGTAATACGATAACCGCAACAATCACAGCGTTTACCATATAGTTGTCATAATTATTTTTCATGTTAGATAAATGTTTTAAATGAAATAAGATTTTTTATCTCTTCAATACTACTCACTGCATCAGCATCGCCGCCATCATCGTCTTTGTTACTGCCGATGATAAGAGCATTGCCAATCAGCTGTTGTGCGCCCCAACTATTTCCTGGTACGTTTATAATAAAACCATTTCTATTTGTTGTAAAAATAGCTTCATCATCTACATACATGTAGTCGCCATTGTCAAAAGAATAACCTCCAGTTATGATATCACAACCTATAAGACTGCGAATCTCCCTAAAGTCATTGCCTGTAATCCTGGCTTCAAATATTTCTTTTTTATCGCTATCAATAAATATGGCTCTCATAATTAGTCTTCTTTGTATACATGAGACACACAAAAACACAGTGTCATCATGATAAGTAAACTAATAAATACCAACACTTTGGTTATAAAAGTTTGGTATACAGCTGTCTCTTGTAAATGGTAGGCAAACAAAAATGCCATATTACCAAAGAACAGACCCATTGCAGTCATAAATATTTTTACTATTAGCGCTGTTTTCATTTATCTATTTATTAAATAATGTTTGAATAATTTTTCCATCACATCATGCTTGTTTTTAAAGGTCATCATATATGTACCTCTGGAGTAGCTTAAATCATCTATACTGTATGTCAACTCATCGTTGTGAACATCACTCCAATGATTTGGAATAGAAGCCTCACAACAAATAAAATTAGACAATGTGTGTTTCTTAACAACTAAGTTAAAGCTAAACGTATGTTCATATATGTTATCAACAGTAAAATGTGATACATTAACAAACTTGCTTACTTTAAACCTAATGTCAATCTTTTCAGTGCTACCATCAAAAGATTTAGTGTGACCTCTTTCTATTGGTTTAGCTGTACATAGAAAACCTGGACAATTAAATACACTTTCTCTGTTATCTCTATATAACTCTTCAAGTGAATAAAAAGATACAAGTATTTCTTTTCTGTATAAGTCAAACATATGCTCCATAATTTTGATAGCAAATGATTTAGTTAAGTCATAATTAAAATCACCTTTGTCGGTGCCTTCTTCATAACCAAACTGCTCTTTTGCTAGCATCTCAGCATATCCTTTCTTGTTGTTATCATGAGAAAACATGAGTTCAACAATCATACTAATGTCTAACATATAGTTTGTTTTAAAAATAAAATAATATTATTTACAAAAGTATCGCCAGTAACTGATGTCGTTATATCTCCATCCTGGATTTCATAACGACATTCTGATAAGTTTAAATCAGACCTGTATACGTCATAGCTCCTTACTATATCTAGTGAAAGTAATAACCTGTAAGATGAGTTAAACCAGATGGTAAGTACAACTGACATACGCTCATGTATTATCATTCTACTTCCACTGTCAAAATCTGTACAGTAATTATATTCATCAACAATATCGTAATGAATATTGCCACAAACAAAATGCTTTCTATCACCTTCAAAGTATCCAAGGCTATACTGATCATCACAGGATATATCTGAACACTTGATTGCATGTAATACTAAAGCTTCTGCTATGCAACTAATGTATAGTTCAATAGCACTATCTCTTGTATCAGCATCTGCATCATCTATGATAGATTTCAGTAACAACAAAGATAGCTCCACATCATCAGCCAAGAATAATGTAGAGCATCTCTTTATCATATCATTTAGTTCTTGCATGCCGGACCAATGCATGCGAAGAACCCAAGAACAAAACCTACTAATGTAGGCAAGTGGGCCCAGTAATAATAAAGGAATACTGACAACCCAATGGTCATCAGTATCCCCCAATTGTTAGAGATAAACTGTTTCACGTTGTACATTTTTAACAAACGCTTGAAAAACTCTTATTGACTCATCAATACCAGGAAGAGTGTTAAACATATAAATATCTTCTACGTTGTTGTTTTTATCTACGTAGATTTTTACTCCGACTTGACCAAATCCGTAGATTCGGTAACTTATTATGTAATGCCCCTCATCTTCTTTATACTTCCCATCTTCCCATAGATTAAGTTGGTACTGTGTACCATCGTTAGGAAATAACTCTTCCATTTTATTTAATACCTCAGTTCTTAATTCTTGATAGTTCATAACTATTATACTCTTGTCATCCTCACATAGGCTCGAGTTCTACCTATACGCTTGTTAGTTATTTGTTTTATATTGTTATTTCTGCTGGGTTCATGCAAAGCATGACATCCCACTCTTGACCGTAGTCAGAAAAAACTAAACTGTATGGTTCGCGTTCGTAATACTGAACACCATTCCAAGAAAAAAGCATACAGCCTTCTTCGTCCCTGATTTGCAATCCATTATCATCAACACATGGAAGCAAACATTTAAGAGGGACATATTGTCCTGTCTGTGTCATACTTATATACTCTTGTCATCCTTACACGTGCTCGAGCTCTACACGCATACTTGTTTTTTTAAATGATTTGTTGTTTCTTACTGGATAGTACATACTACCCTCGCACCTGTAAACTCAGGTTGTTATTCTTAATCTTCTAGTTTACGCACGTTCACATACGTTACTACAGTATCACCACTATTATCTGTATCTAGAAGTTGATTCCAGATATAATCTGCAACTTTTTCCGCGTTCTCTTCAAGTACATATACACTGTGAAGATTGTCATTTAAATAAATACCATAAGAAAATGGTGTTAAATAATCAAAAGATAACTTTTCCATAATACTAGTGACCATTCTTTATAGGGCATTTGAGTCATTTCCCTTGTTGTGAAAAATATATAAAGTGTAGATATAATCACCTATAATAAAACCCACGCAATCACTTACAATATTAGTATGTATAACACTAATAGAGTTGTGCGATATGATGTAGAGTAGAGTAATGCGCAGCAGATGGTAGCCACTCACACCTTTTCTCTATCATGTTCCACGTGGAACAATAGCACTAACAGTCTGACAGTCAACGCTATATGTAAATCATTATCTAATATTTTGTTATCTTACTAACAGTAGTATGAACCTTTTAAAAAAACCCCACGCCCGAAGGCGCAGGGATTTTTCTTACTTCTTCTTCTTAGTAGTAGTTTTGACCACTACTTCTTTCTTTTCTTCTTCTTCTTCAGGAAGTCTAGTCTCGACGACAGCTTTGTTGTTGATGGTGACGAATAACTCCTCACCAGTTTCAAATACAAACTCTTGTTCGTCTAGGAAATCTTCTAGGATTCCATCTTTACGTAATTGGTCTATCAACTGATAGGCACCAATGGTACCCTTATCAGTCAAGATACACTGCGAAGCTTTCTGCCCCCAAGTGCCTTTTCCCAATAACTTTACAAGATGTTCCCCTTCTTTCATGAATAGAGGAGAGTTCTTTTCTCCTTTTTCAATGATTTCTGTAACCTTTCCTAATGATACCTTGCTCATAATACATGAAATTAAAAAGTTAGATAATGATTTAACGCGGGGGTACGATACATTAAGTGCCCTCCCGTCTTTTTTCTTTTTCCTCTACCAAAAACTTGCATAAAACGTGCTATCTGTGTATATTGTGCCATTATTCATTCACTATTAAATCTATATTATTATGCAGACTAGGATAAATTATTATGTAAGGACTACTACTGGTGGTCATATAAAGTTGGGTACTTTGGTTACGACTAAAGATTGCAAGGTACTGGGGGTAGTTGAGGAGGTTGGAAGATTACTGGGGATAGATGGGTGGAACTGTTACGAGGTTAATGGCAAGATGGTTGTTGATGGTCCTGGTATTCCTACTGATATTGTATATGATTTTGTTGTTAATCATACTGGTCAGTCTATGAGTTTGAGGTATGATAATAGTATTGATATTAGTGGGTTTGTTGTACCGAAGATAGGGGGGTATAAATATGTTGCACCGGTTGTTGGTGATGAGGTTGTTGAGGTAGAGGCTGGTCCTGCTCCGAGTGAGAGTGTTGGGATGTTGAAAGAGCCTGATTATAGTAAGATGAAGAAGGCTGAGTTGTTGGAGATATTGGGTGATGACGGCGATGGTAAGTTGAGTAAGGCAGAGTTGATAGAAATTATTGTTAACAAGTTAAAGAAGTAGGATTATGATGTCTATATTAGAATATTTGGAATGGCGTGGTGTTAATATTGATGACCATGAGGAGCGTATGTGGTGGATTGGCTGGGAGGACGCTCATTGTATGGGCAGGAGTTATGATGGCTGGAGGGATTTGAGTAGTAGTGCAGATGGCCGTTATGAGAAGTTTGCTGCATTGGTTGTTGATTACTTGCTTTATTGTAAGGTTGCTGTTGAGAATGTTAGTAATCATTATGTTTTTAATGAGCCGGGGGTGTCTTATGAGGAAGTGATTGTTGGTAGTCAGAGAGGAGGGTCTTGTCATGAATAGGTCCTTACTTGTTTTTGGTAGTATTACTGCTTTGAGTTTATTGTTTACGGCGATGCAGATAGCCTTCATCAGGTATAGTGTTGTTAAGGCTGACAAGTTAAATGATCAGGTTACTAAGGTTATGAATGACTTACGTGTTTTAGAAGCTGAGGTTAGGGTAAGGGATAGTATGTTGGTCAAGAGTATTGAAAGTAGTTATCAGAAGATAGAGGAACTGACAGAGATTCGGAAGATGAACCAGAAGCAGATTGATAGTTTGAAGTTGGAGATTGAAAGTGACCTTGATGTTATTGATGAGTATAAAAAAGATATGTTAACTTGGTAAATTTTTTGGAATGAAAACGCTAATATTTGTTTTGATGTCTTGTTCTTTGTTTGCTCAGCTAGAAACTATTAAGGTTTATGATGGGTTAGACATTTCTTACTTGACAAGAAAAGATACTGTGCTTATGTCGTTACGTAAATGGAATGATGTTGTAGGTATTCTTAGGGTACAGAATACTGCTATTGTAGATTACAAGTCTTTGTCTGGTAAGTATGAGAAAGATATTAGGGATGCAGAGTTACTGATCACTGAGTACAAGGGTATAGTTAAGAATCTTGATGAAAGGGTAAACATATACCAGGGGGCGTACAACATGAGTACTGATAAGATAGTTGAGTTAAATAATCTTTGGCAGCAGGGCATGAAATATGCAAATAATGAGCGAAAAAGAGGTATCTTTATAGGGACAACCTGGGGCATTATTGGAGGTTTTGCTGCAGGGATTATTACATCAGTTATTTTATTTAAGTGAGATGATAGACGGATATAGAATTTACTTGGACATTGAACCTATGGGTGCTGTACGTACTACGCAAAAGCAGATGTTTAGCGATAAGCGTTACAAGAAGTATCAGACTTGGAAGGATAACATTTTATTGCTTTGGATTGCAGAACTTATAAAGCTAGGGTTTAAGCCAGAAGAGTTTAAGTTTGACGAAATTAAAAGTATTGATTTTGTTGTTACTGTTCCTAATGGAAAGAACCTTAGTAAAAAGGTAAAGCAGGAAAGAGAAGATCGTATTGGTAGGCCTCATAAAATAAAGCCTGACATAGACAATATGTTAAAAGCTTTTATGGATGCTTTGATGAGAGAAGACAGTCACGTTCACACTATTGGTAGAACTCGTAAAGTCTGGGGCGAACATGGGCATATAGTTGTGGTTATATAAATGGTTTTTAGATTATTAGTGATGGCCTGAGCGTAAAATCTCGGGCTTTTTTTTGTTATTATAAATAAATGTGTTATGTTCGCACTATAAAAGCGATTCTATGTTTTATCTTAATATGGGAGAAGTATGTGTTACTCCTGCAGGACAAACGGTACCGGAATACGTAGCTGTTAAAGGTGAGTTTCCAAAAGAGGTAAAGTTTGCACAGGTGATTACTTACATTTACTTTGTCTATACCAAGAAAGATAACCCTTACTGGCAACTGCCACCGGTAGAAAGAAGAGAGCAGGTCACTGCAAACTACGGACTGTTTAAAGACTGGTCCAACTGGAAAAACATAGAGAAAACGGAACAGGTTATTAACCTGATTGATTTCTACAAAAGAATACAGTTGTCCGAAAACGATCTGAATGTCGATATGTTTAAGGCTAAAGCAGAGCACTGGAGAAAGATGTTAATGAGTCTTGACAATACTCCTGAGGAAGAACTGCAGATATCTAAAGCATTAGAAGTATCTACTAGGTTGTGCGAAGAGTTTAAACTAAAATCTGAAATGGAAACTGGTAACGAGGAACAGGAAGGATTGTCATTGTATTTATTTGAGATTCCTGAGAATAAAAAACCGTATCACGCAAGAATGAAAATAAGTTAATATGGGATTATTCAACCATCATAGTGATTCTGTTATGTTTAACAATCCTTGTCCTCCGGGTTGTGAAACTTGCTGTCCGTTAGATATACAATTGACATTTGACCCTATTACAAACATACTTACATTAACGTACATTTACGATGATGCTACTGTAGTTAGAACTGTAGATCTATCTCATGATTTTGACTTAGAACTTATTTTAAATGGTACAATACTTGAACTTACTGGAGAGCATGACGAAACGCAAGTGTTAACATCTGTAGATTTAGCACCAATTATTCCTGTACGTGGTCCATTATGTTATTGCGAAGACAACTTAGTTTATTATGATGCTTCTGGTACATTGCTACTAACTGAATACATAATAGTTGTTATCACAGATGGATTAACTTTAACACTACCAGCTACACCGGTATTAGGACAGATGTATAAAGTTTATTGTACTGTGCCGGGAACAACAGTAAATGGTAACGTAGGACAAACAATATCTGGTAGTGGAACTTCTGTTAGTATGATACTTGGAGATGGAATGATATTTCAATACATTAAAACAAATCAGTGGGGCGTTATAAATCTATAATCATATGAGTTTATTTTCAACAATACAGGTGTACGAGCAGGATGGCGCTATAGTATTTAAAATTCCTGCAGACCCGGCACCATATGCTGCATTCCCAAAAGGATCTGTTAAGGTTCGAAACTATGGAGTTTCAGGCTTTTTATTTGAGCGTGAAGCAGATAATGCAGACATTGCTTTTGTAGAAGAAGCAAATAATATATTAGATATTACTTCTACACCATATGGCGCAACAAGAGATGATGTGTATGAATTGCTATATCCTGTTTTGTCAACTACGTCAATGCTAGATGAACTTTCTACCTTGGCTAACTTTGACATGATTCCGGGTAACAATATTGATATTACTTATTACACTGGTGTTAATGCTGGAAATCCTAGTGGTAATACTAACAATATTTATACTATTGTTTATTCAACAGGTGCGACTGTAGTAGCGACAAAAACCTTATCGTATAATGCTGCTGATAATGTTATTAGCGTAATCACAACTTAATATGGCGTATAAATTTAATCCCGTAACTGGCAAACTTGATTATTACGGTGCAGGAAATCTTTCAACTGTATTAGGAAATGGTAATACATCGGGTCCTAACGATATAGATTTTGATTCTGGTAGAGGTGTGTTTTTTGATAATGCTTCTAGAATAAAAGAAGGAACTACTGATGCTGGAAATGGTGGAGGTAAAGGAATAGCTTTATTTTGCTCTATTGATTACGAGTTAAAATGGGAAGCAGGTAGATTGTATGTAATTCAACAAGGTGGTTTTATTATTAGACACTCTTTGTATAATTTTAATATTATACCGACTGCTGCCGATGATTCTACAAAAGGCTATCAGATTGGATCCTTGTGGACTTTAGACGATGGTTCTGTTTATTATTGCGCAGACAATACAATGGGGGCAGCGATTTGGGCATTGCAGCAAAATGCAGTTTCGACTTTGGACCAAGTTTTAGGATCTGGCAATACAGCTAATAATAAATCAATAATTGATATCGATTTTTTGGATTTTGCAACATCATTGGGACATACAGTTGCAGAAAGTGAGCTTACTTGGAATGATACTGACGGAACCTTGGATTTAGGTCTCAAAGGTGGTTTAATCAATAAGGTTGGTCAGCAATTAGTAGTTCGTGCAAGAAATACAAGCGGTTCTTTAATTAGTAAGGGCAGCGTTGTAAAGGTGGTTGGAGTAGCAGGAGGATTTATAGGTATAAACTTGGCACAAGCAGACAATGACACAAATAGCGCAACAGCATTTGGTATTGTTTCCGAAGACATCGCAAATAATTCTAATGGGTTTGTCACAATCAACGGGATTGTTCACGGAGTTAATACTAATGCTTATACAGAAGGAGATATTTTGTATCTTAGTCCAACTACACCAGGAGAAATAACAAATGTTAAACCAGTCTCTCCGTCTCACATTGTTATTGTCGGATATGTAGCAAAGAAAAGCGCAACAGATGGACATATTTTGCTACATGTTCAGAATGGCTATGAGCTTGATGAGTTGCATAATGTGTTAATAACAACGCCTGAGAATGGCAATTTTTTAGAGTATAACGGCACACTTTGGGTTAATCGTGGCATTATATATACGGTTGAGTTGATGGATGCATTAACGGTAGATTTTTACGCTCCATACGATTTAAAAATAAACACAACTACAAATATCAAAAATGCTCCGACAATTACAATTCAAGACGATGGCGCTGCTTATACTTTGACAAATACTATTGCAGTAGGTAGTAAAATTACGGTAACGGCATCGGTTGCAGGGGTTACAAATCTAAACATAACAAAAGCATAACTATGGACACATATATAAAAGCAGTTCCTCCAAGCAGCAGTAGAAGCACCGCACAGCTAATGAAAACAGGGCAAACTGTAAGTCAACAAACAGGTGACGATGGTGACTTGGAAGCAGGTAGAAATGTAGATTTTACTACATTAGCTGAAAATAATCCTTTTGGAAATACAAACAGATTTACAAGTACAACTGGAAATCAAACATATACAAATACTATAATTATAGATTGGTCAACTTATAATGGAAACACAGTTTTAGGTTGGAGTAATACATTGAGAGGAGGCACAAGTGCAACTTGGTCGCAAAATATTTCAGCATCATTGCTGTTAAACATAGGTGGTTTTTCTTCAGGTTGGAGAATACCAAATATTACTGAATTATTATCAATTATTAGTTTTGGCTTTAATCCTGCTACTTATGTTTTTAATTTTTTAAATTATAGCCCTTTTAATATTTTAGCAAATTTAAGTACCTCAAGTAGAGCAAGCACAAATACTGTTTATAAAATAAATGTTTCATCAGGTTCAAGTCCAGCAGCATTTTCGATTGTTGATAGATTTTCTCAAACTAACAGTTATATAGCTTGTAGAACTTTTACAGTAACAGGAACAACACTTTCATAACATAAAAAAATAATACAATGACATACAAGTTTCCACAATTTAATATTGAAATTATAGACCCTTCAGTATTAGTTAGTTTAAATACAATACAAGATAGAGCTCTTGATAAACTTTTATCTGTTTTTGTTATCCTAACAACAGATACGGCAGAATTTGGAGTTATTGCTGAAAATATGCCATATGTAAATACTTGGGAAGATAGCGACATTCCCGATATGGTTAATATTTGGTTAGCTCAATACGAAGTATAAAAAATCTGTTATGTTAGGCGGTATCTTAGATGAAGAAGAAAAATTATATTTGTCTGATAAATTTTATGATGAATATAAGCCATTTACTCCTATGTTAGATGCAGAAGATAATTGGATATTACCATTGTATCAAATATTTGAAAACAAAAATATAGACTGTTGGTGGGTAAAGCATTTGTCAATAGTTGAGTTTAAGTCACATAATAAATATCAAAATTAAAATGAAATCCTTATTGTTACAAGTACCCCAAGAGATAAGCTATCTTACTAACTATGGCATTTTAGGTGTTTTCGCTATTCTCATGATTGGCGTCATATATTTTATGGGAAAACAGTTTTTGGCTTTGCATAAAAAAAACGAAGCAAGAATACAGGAGTTAGAAAAACGACATGACCAATATATGACAGAAGATCGTGTAAGACTCATTGATACAGTAAATAGTAACAATAATGTTATCGAAAACAACACAGCAATGATGAAAAAACTTCTTCACCTTGTCGAAAGACTAGAAAAAAACTAACTAATATGTTTAACTTCCTTAAAGAAAGCACCGACGTATCTAGCATGCGAGTAACATTGTTTATAGGAACACTATGTATATGTCTTTTGACTATTGGTGTTTTTATTTATTTAATGATTCACGCTGTTAAGTGCACAGACATTGACTGGTCAGGTATGTCAATCTTTTTGACTAGTTTGGCTGCATTTACCGGAACGCTATTGTACGGAAAAGTACAGCAAAAAAAAGTAGAAAAATCTCATCTTGACAATCAAAATATAGAACAAAATGGCCAGAATGTTTAACTCAAACAAAGTACGTTCTTTCTTTCAAAAGAAAAAACAAATATTTGTAGATGGTTGCTGCGAAGTTACAGAACCTTGTTGCCCTAATGTAGTTTTAGGAAGATATAAAGTTTATTTTGATGATGGCACTATTCCAGTAGAAATTACTGATGGACTTTCGTTTTATAAAACACTTGCAAATGGAACAAAATGGGTATTTTATTTAGAAACTATAGGACCGGTTGATGTTGATATTATTAATATACTTGTTACACCATCTGTACTTAATACAGTTGTAAATACTCCTGGCACTGCTGTATATCCACCAGGTTTAGGTTTTTATCCTATAATTCAATCTGGTGTTGGTTTTGCTGGAGGCAACTTTACAGTTACAATTGTAACAGATAGCGGAAACTTTACTTTTACTGCAAACATAACAATGATATAATTATGGCAATATTTTCTAAAAACGCTAACCGCGCTGCTTTATTTGGCAAGCAAAAACTATATGACAAATGCTGCACTCCAGAGGTAGAAGAGTGTTGCTATTCAACAGATCCTTTACCAAGACCTCCAGCTCCTCCATGTCAAGAATGTGGAATGAATATAGATAAGTTTATGATAATAGATGGAGTAGAATATGAAATTGGAACTCCTGGTTTATCTTTTGACATATCATTGTTACCATTTACTATTGAAGTGTATTTTGAAAATAAAAATCCTTTATGTAATGCAAATTTTCAAGGAAGAATAACAGGAGACACAAGTGAACCAAATGTAACTATTAATACACTAGGATTATCAGTAATAGCGCCAAATTCTATTGAACTAGTAGCAACAGTAAATGTAACTAATGGAGTCATTGCAGGAACATATTCTTTTTCTATTTATTATAAGCTTTGTGATGATAATTATGTTGCAACACAATCATTTGAAATAACTGATTAATAATGGCAAATAACGTCATAGACATTGCCGGATATAAAATAAATGCTCAATCAAATATTATTCTTGATGGCACTAAACCAGTCAACAAAAGATATTATAGATCTTCTTTGTTGCCTGAGAACATATCCTGCTATGACGACCACATGTGTAAGTTTCAAAACGTAGAGTTGTTTCAGCCAGTTATTTATGACCTTGACAACCCTATGCCAAAATACAATCGCGCGTGGGAAGTATATGACAATCCAAATATTAAAAAGAAAAAATTGATACGTATTAACTTTCCAAGGCATTACATGGAATGGTGGTACGAGCAGCGCAGAAGATGTATCGATGGTTACACTACTGGCGGTGTATATCTTACTGGGGCAAACTATTGGTATTTAAACTTTTGGCGCATTAAGACTAAAGAGAAAGGTGCCGGTCTTATACCGCCAAGGTTTATTGACATGGACAAAGAGTTTTTTGATTTACTAGAACAAGCAAAAACAAATGACAAAAACTTATTATGCCTTAAGCGACGTCAGATTGGTTTTACAGAAAAAATGGCAGCGTTATGCGCGCTCGAAGCATTACTATATCCATCATCGCAGACGCTAATAGTTGCTGGTCTTGATGATTACGCTATTAACTGTTTCAATAAAGTTGTTATGGGTATTGATGCTTTGTCGCCATACTCACAAGAGCAATCAGGCAGAGAGTTCTTTAAGCGTAAGCTAAAAGATATTCCCCAATATGTTAAGTTTGGCTTTGAAGCAACAAGTGTACAGAAAGGATATTTGTCAGAGATATTTGCCATCACTACTAAAGACAACGCACAAGCCGCATCTGGTAAATCTCCTACCTTAGTGTTTATGGAAGAAGCTGGTATCAATCCGCTTTTAAAGCGTGTGTACAATATGATACAGCCATCTATTGAAGAAAATGGTAAACAAAATGGGCGTATTAATGTCATAGTTGGTACCGGTGGTGAAATGAAAAAAGGTGTAGCAGATCTTATGGATATGTTTTACAAACCAGACAAGTATAATCTTTTGGCAGTGCAAAACATTTATGAGCCTGGCGCAGAAAATACAAGATGTTGTCCGTTTTTTCCTGCGTGGTATTTTTATGTTATGGATAACGATGGCAATAGCTATAAAGAACCATCATTAGAACTTATTAAGCAGAAGCGTAAAAAGATTGGTAACAACAAAAAGGATTTGCACGAAAACAAAACACAGATGCCATTAACTCCAACTGAGGCGTTTAGTTCATCTGGATTGTCACCATTCAATACAGAAAAGTTAGAAAGGCAATTGCAAAAGTTATTGTCTGAAGAGTGGGAAGATAAGTTACAGCAAGGTAAGTTTGAAGAAATAGTAGAGAATAGTAAAATAGTTGGTGTGCGTTGGATTGCAGCGCCAATGGGCATGGAAGATGCAATAGATCATGAGGGTGACTTTATGTATCCATTTATTATTGTTGAACATCCTGATAGGCCCGAACACGTAAGTTCTGTTGGATATGAATATTACACTGGTTCTGGAAATATTCAAGGTTTGTATGGTGCCGGCACTGACTCTTACGATAAAGACGAAGCAAACGCATCAGATTCTGAAGGTTCATTTGTTGTGATGAAAGGATATCACTCATCAAACAAAACATCAATGATGCCTGTTGCTAGATTGACATGGCGCCCGGTAAAGAAAGAAAAGTTTTACAAACAGACAGCATTGGCTTGTATGTATTATGGCGATTGCGAGAACTTGATAGAGTGGTCAAACATTGCTATTTTTGACTGGTACAAAAATAATGACTTTGACCATTTGTTGAAAGAAAGGCCCGAAATAGCTTATGCTACAATAAAGGATAGTAAAGTAAATAATAGATTTGGTGTTGACCCTAATACTAAACCGGTATGGATTGAACACTTTTCATCTTATGTGGAAGATTATGCAGACAATATATATGACCTTGTAATAGTTCAAAAGCTAAGAGATTTTCGCTCTAAAGATCATAACTGTGACATTACCATATCAGTTATGTTAGCATATGAAGGTATATTGGATGACATAAAAAAAGGTTATGATAAGGTGGTAGAGTCAACAAATAGTATTATGTTTACAGGATTTATGAAAAGAAACGGCAGATTACAAAGAGTATGATATACGGAGAGTTTTATCCAGTGCCATTAGAGAGCTTACCAAAAGACGAGCAGGAAAAATATGCTAAGTCTTTAATGGATAGCTATATAGAACAGAATCACAGGGATGGTGGGCTTCAAATGAATGTGCCACTTGAAAGCACTTCTGTTCGTTCTCGCATGGACAAAATAACCTATTGCCGCGCTCTTTGGAATAACGAACTTGATGATGCAAGGTTTGGTTATCTGTACAATAAGATAGACAAGCAGGTTCATGACAGTCAATCTGGAATAGATGATATTATTACTCTTGAGATGCCTGCACGTGTACGTAACATTCCAATAGTAAGACCAAAGCTACAAGCACTTATATCTGAAGAAATGTCAAGACCTGTTGTTACCAAAGTAATTGGAATGACAGATGAAATAGTTGGCAAGAAATTAGAAAACATTAAGAATGACATTTTAGATAAGCAACTGCAAAAGATAAAGCAGAATCAACTTATAAATGCTACCAATCGAGCTTTGCTACAAATGCAACAGCAAATGATGCAGCAGTTAGCGCAGGATCCTCAGGCGCAACAGATGATTATTCAGATGCAAGTTGAATTAGAGCATTTGCAAAACTTACTACAAAATGACATTGTAATAACAGGTGAAGAAGTAAGAAGAATCAGAGAATATTATCAGTATTCACATAAAGAGTTTGAGGAAAAGCTTTGTTCGCAAGCATTAGAAGAGTTTGTAGACAGCAAAAGGTTACGACACTTAATGAATAACTTCTTTGAGGAAATGATGATTACCGGTGAACCTATTTGGTATTGCGACTGGGAGCCTGGATTATCTGAACCCGAAGTTAGACTAATAAGACCTGAATATCTTTGGTATCAAGCAAACGAAGCGGCAAAGTATTTACACGAACTAGACTGGATAGTAGAATATAGTCCAATGTCAATAGGACAAGTTATTCAATATTACGGAGCAGACATAACAGAAGAAAACTTAGAAACATTAAGAAGCGAGTTTCCAATGTTTTCGCAAGATGCGTGGTACAGAACAAATCTTACTAACTTTCCAGATGGCAGTCCATCGGGTTGGTATAGTGGTAATGATTATTTGTACTCACACCAAGTAGACACTTATAAAGTAAATTGGAAAGAACAAGTTGAAGTTTATGCATTGTATTCAGAAAACAAAAACTATACTCCCTACTTCTCGGAGAAGCCGCCTTTCGTTAAATTCCTCACGCCGGAAGAGTATAAAGATCTTACTGCCACAGAATCAAAAAGAAAACGTCTTGAAAAAAAAGGACAGAAAATACTTAAAGCATATCGTGTTGACAGATGGTCAGGTGTCCGAATAGGAACAATGACTTACATTAAAATAAAAAAACATGATTTTCAATATCGCACTCATGACAGGCTTTCAGACATTGCGTTACCATACATAGGATTTGCTAACAACAGATTCTATAAAGCATATTCTCCGTTATGGGAAACTAAAGACATTCAGGAACTGTACAACATACTGCATTATCAAGAAGAACTCTTGATTGCATTATCTGGTGTTAAAGGTATTATTTATGACCTATCGCAAATGCCAAGCGGTATGACACCACAAGAGGTAATGTACTACATGAAACAAGGTCTTGGTTTGATCGAAACGGTTAAACCAAATGGTAAAGCAGTACGTACTTCTTTTAATCAGTTTGCTACATACGATATGACTGTATCTCCTGCAATACAATCAATAATGATTATTAAGGAATCACTCAATACATTAGCTGGTGAGATTACTGGGGTAACAAGACAAAAGACAGGACAGGTACTTGCATCAGATCAAGTAGGTACATCGCAAATGGCATTGGCGCAATCTAATGTTGTTACTGAGTATTACTTTATGAAAACCGATGAACTAAATGAACTTTTATTTACTAGACTTTGTAACATATTTCCATACGCATACGCGGAAGGTAAGCGTGGTATGTACGTAGTAGGCAAAGAAAGACAAGAAATACTAAACATACAAAAAGATCAATTGAAAGGAGAGTTTAGAACTATAGTAAACTCAGGTAGCAAAGAACGTGAGATAATGCGTACGGCAAAACAGATGGCTCAGATGAAGTTCCAACAAGGACAGATAGGTGCTTCTGATTTTCTTGATTTACTAGATACTGATACTATGTTTGAAATGCGCAAACTATTAAAAGATGCAGAACAACGCGTATTAGAAACTACTCAAAAAATGCAAAGCGATTCTGCAGAACAACAGAAACAAGCACAGATAGAAGTTGAGCAAATGAAGATGCAGATGCAACAACAAATAGCACAAATGTCTAGTCAAGTTGAAGGGCAACTATTACAACTTAAAGGACAAATAGACTTGCAAAAAGAGCAAATGAAAATACAAAACGCACAGACTCAAATGCAAGTACAACAACAAGCAGAACAACAAAAATTAGAAATAGAACAAGAAAAAGTAGAAAACGAGAAACAAGTTGAGTTAGCTTATCTTAACTTTGCATATACAGAACTCGAGGTTAATGCGACGAACCAACGAGCACAGATGCTGATAAATAGAGCGAAAACAGCACTAGAAATGAAATCGTCCGCTAAAAAAGAACGTGTAAAAGACTAAGAACATGGAAAACGAAAACAACTTTGTAGACACATCGGGTGCAGATTTTGCCACTCAGTTTAAAGCTCCTGATATGGATTTTCAGGATGACTTCTTTGGTGACGAAGGATTACAAGAACAAGATGATGTTCAAGAAAACTTTGATGAGTTTGATAATCCAATCGATAATGACGATAATGATTATCAAAACAATAATAATGATAACAATTCTGAAAATACTACTGGAAACCCGGTATTAGATTCTTATTTGCAATGGGCCATAGAAAGAAATATCGATGTAAGAAATCAAGGCATTGATGTAGATAACTTTGATGCCGATGCAATGGATAAATTAGTAGGTGAATACTATATCCAAAAGAAACTTGGTGGCGTAGACCCTCGCATAGCAGAACTATCTGAGCAAGGTATAAGTCTTGACGAGTACATGCAGCATAAAAACTATTTGCAAGGTATTGCCAATCAAGATCCAGTACAGTTGTACAAGGCATCAATGTATGACCATTTGCTTAAATCAGAATCGCAACTAGGTTCTATTAACGTAGATCAATATGGTAATCCTGATGATGCAAGTATGAGATATCTTGTAAATGAAGTAGAGCGTAGAGTACAAAATATGAATCCAGATGCTATTAAACAGAGAGGACAGCAGATTCAACAGTCTTACATGCAGGAAATAAATAGACTTCCTGATAACTTAATTCAGCAACAACAACAGAAATATACATCCGAACTTCAGAGGTATAACACCGAAGTCGAAGAGCTTACAAGTTTATTTAAAGATAGGCTTTCAAAAAGTGATAATCTTGTCATTGACTTCTCAGGCCAGTCCGAGAAAGATGATTTTATCAATTATATGAAACAGAATCTTGAAATACACAATTATCAAGGTCAGCAGGTGGTGCCCCTGTTACACCGATTGCAAAACGACGCTGAATATTTGGCCACTACTATGAGGTTGTTGCACATGCACGATAAAGGTTATTTCACAGACTTGAAAAATATGGAGCGCAACGCTGCATTCAAAAAGTTAAGTGTAACACCAGTATTGAGCAAAAACTCTAAACAACAATCAACGGGCGGACCTGGAAAGTATGTAGATACATCTGACCCGAATTATTTAAAAAGATTTAAACGCTAAAAAAAATGGGACTCGAAAAGTTTGGCGTAGCCGGACGAGTTGTTGTAGGTAATCCACGTGATTTGACTAACTTCAAAATGACAGACTACAATAACCTCCGCAATATCGCAGCAGTTCGCCCTGACGTTATTCAGGGACTATTCAAACATTTTTCTGAAAGAACAGGTATGATTACCGAGCTTCTTTATTACATGAAAAGTAACTACGATCCAACTGTAGAAAGATTTAAGCAACAGAACTTTGGTCAGCAAAAATCAGCATGGGCAAAGAACTTCAAGATGCTTAACAATCTTGAATACGCTTGGTGTTCTCCTGCACCTTCAGGATGGGTGTATCGTATTACTACTGCTCCTGACGATGACAATGGTTTTGTTGGTCGTTACCATCGTGAGTTTTACTTTAATGTAAACAAACAACTTGGTGACAAAGATGATGTATTATTGCTTGCCGATGGTACTACACAAATCATCATTACCAAACAACCAGAAGCACAAGCTGACGGAACACTTCGCATTCGTGCAAGACTTCTTACTAAAGAAGGAGAATGGGGTCAAGCTATTCCAATATACTTACTTGAAGTAGGTCAAGAAGTATCACCTCCTATCTACAACATGAAGCCTGAAGCATCAGAGCATGGTAGCAAAAGCCGTGTATCTTTTGGCGAATGGCATCGTGGTTGGATGACAACTATGCGTTGGGAATGGAACATCACAGGTCATGCTGCTCACGTTAAAACCGACAAATCTCCAATGGGTATCGTTTACACAAACGACAAAGGAGAAATCGAGAATTACTGGACAGAAACTTGGAGATACCAAATGTGGAAAAATGCTTACGAGCATATGGACAATCAGTTGTTCTGGGGTATGTCATACACCGACAATGAAGGTCGCTTCCAAAAAGATGAGCGTGGCTACCGCTATTACTCTGGTATGGGTATCTATCATCAGGCAAATCGCCGTTTAAAGCGCGAGTATGTCAAGATGAATGATTTTTCTATCCTTGATGACCTTATCAAAGGCATGTACAATGATTCAATCGAAACTGGTGTTAAGCCTGAGATTTTCTTATGTGCTGGCCTTGAATTAAGAACTGACATTGACCGTTTGATTCGTAATGAGTTCAAAGGTTCTCCTGAGGTTCTTTACTTTGATGGCAAAGGAAACTACCAAGCTGGTGGCACTGGCAATGAAACTATGGGTATTCGTTCTAATTTCCGTTACTACGAAACTCCTGCAGGTAAAATAATCGTATCAGATTGTCCATATTTTGACAGAAAAGGTATGCCAAGCACTCGTACAAGCGAAGGTAATCGTGAGCAATCTCATCGTGGTATTTTGGTTAACCTTGCTAAAATGCGTGGTGGTCAAGATGCAATGACTATGGTTACTCTACAAGGCCGTCAAAATGTTGTTGGTAAAGTACACGGTATGTCAGATCCTGGACCCGGTGGTGCATTAACAACTACAGCTGACGTACAAGGTGAGCACATGCTTACAATGCAGGGTATTGCTTTGCATAACCCTAACTGTATGGCAGAGCTTAAACTTGCTCGCGGTCGTCGATAGTATTTATTAACTTAAAAGTGAAACAGATTATGAACAATGCAATTTTTTATCCAAAACAACACGAAGAACTTTTAAGAAAGGCAGGACTACTTGGAACTGGTTTTCTTGAAGTCAGAGCGGTACAAAGGTACAAAATACAAAATGTTAGCGAAGATGGTATTACTTTTCGTGAAGAGAAAAGACCTGAAATAGATGACATAGCAACAGGCAATACATCACCAGTTTTTGACAGTTCTGGTTTGATTGCTGGCTATTGGGCAAATGGTCTCACATCGGAAGAAAAGAGAATCATTAACGAGGAGTGTGGTGTTCCATTCTTTTATTTGAATGAGCCAAACAATCCACTAACAGGAAAGCCTTACCACCCTGACACAGTTCTTTCTTTAAACGAAGGGCAACTTTTTAATCTTTCTAATCCGCGCGATGTAGCTTATGTGCGTGTTCTTTTTGAGGTTGTATCTACAATCGGCAAAGACAAGCAAGAAGCTATGGACCATGGAGCATTCTTTTATTTCTTTTCTAAAGAAGAAGAAAAGCAGGAGAAAGAGAAAGAAATAAAAAAGAGAAAAGGTGCTGCTGCACTCATTGACAAACTTAGCAAAAAACAGAAACGTGACTGTGTAAGAATACTTATTCTTGATGGTGACTATCCTGCCGATCCTTATATTAATGAAGACATTGCTGAGGAAATCTTTGATGAGGTTGCATTTTCTATGCCTTACGAAGTGTTGCGTGCTTATGATACTGAAAAGAAAGAAAACTATATTTGTGCTAAAGCATTGATACATTCAGGTCATATTGAAGCAAATAGTATTGATGGTCCATACTTTAAAAACCCAACGGTTTATGGACAGAAAACACATCTTGCTGATAGCTTAAGCGAACTGATGGTTAAAATCGATACGCATTTTGACTTGATGAAAGCTTACAGGGAACTTGAAGGTATTGTTGTTGGCGAAAACAGAATCGAAAAAGAAAGATTCATTCGTGACGCTGCATCTGTATCGTTTCTTTCCAAACATGGACTTTATGAAAAAGGAGAACAACCTAATGTTGCAGTTGTAGCAAAAAAGCAAGTTCCGGCAAATTTAAAGTTTATGAATGTAAAGCAGTTGATTGACTACATGGATAATGAAAATATTGTTCATGATTTCACAGAAAACTCAAACCTTAAGGAAGCAAAGGAATATCTGACTAACTACATCGATAATCAATAATGGTCCCAGTAGTTGAAGTATATAAGGCGGTACTTGCTGAACTAAAGCATTACAATACCACTAGCATGACACCTGATGAGTTTAACTATCACATCTGGATAGCTACGCTAGAGTATGTCAAGAATAGGTATTGGGCCCACGAACAGCATCAAAAACAGATAGACGATCTGTCTGTCATAAAGGTTGTAACAGATGGCATTGCAGGATTTCCTGCTCCATTGGTAAACCTTGGTCCTGCTGTTGCCGGCCAAGAATACGTACAACTTCCCGCCAACTATCTTCATCTATTGGCTGTATCTGTCAAGGTAAAGTATAAAAACCAACCTTGCGAAGTTGATAACACTATATCTGGGTATATTTCTGCTACTCACTTGAAAGATGATTTTAGATTTACCATTGAAGATGACTATTACAAGAAGCCGTCTGCCGAATGGCCAAATCTTTACTACGATCAAAGAGGAAACAGACTTACATTCAGATGTGGAGACAGTATAGTTCAAGATGTAAAGATTGCATATTTACGATTGCCACAGCGTATAAACTTTGATGTAACAAATCAAAACAATGTAAACTCAGAGTTTGCATGGCCTCAGACGCTTGAGATTGTAAAGCATTGTGTAATCTCTTATCTTGAAACCATTAAAGACCCAAGAGTACAGTCAATGCTTCCGATAACTGAAAGAAATTTTTTACAAACACCCCCGCCTAACGTACCAACGTAGCGGTAAATAATTTAATAACATGCAAAGTAATGCTCAAAAACTTTGGATCCCGAATCCAAACGCAGGTACACTAGTGGATGTTGAAGCACTACAAGGGCCTGATTTTGCAAATGAAGTGCGTATTGTAGACCAAATCTCAATACTATCTACATCTGTAACACGTTGCCAAAAGGTTTGCGCATCACCATGTGAAGAAAACATCTGGACTATTGAGTTCGGTGATGTTGACTTTGGTGATTGCAATGCTTGCGGCAAATCAGTAGGATTTACTCTGTTGCTTAACAGAAATCCTGATTTTGATAATCAAACGTATTTTGAATACAATCAACGTAGGCAGTATGTTTACCAAGGTAATCTTTCTGGCGTAGTAACAGGTGTTGACCTTGCTACATGGTTTGAAAGTTACATCAATGACTTGATTAATCAAAACGATCAACACGATCAGTTTTTGGTAAGCGTAACAAGAAGCACTGATACTCTTACACTTACGTTTCCATGTTCTGGTCTTATTGCATACAGTTTGATTGGTATATATCAGTTACCAAACAACAATCTTGCAACTGCAGAAATACCAGTATTTACTGAAACGCAAGAAGCAGTAGAAGCTGTATTGAGCCGCGAAAAACTACTTCAGCAGTTTCCACAAGAAATCGGTCACGTATTTGGAGAAGCTCCACGCGACCAATGGATGTGGTGCCAGACTGTTTGCGTTATTACACTGAGAGGTTGTATTGATGCTTGCAGTAACTTCTTTGATAATCAGAATAGCGGTCATCTACATACCGGCGCAACTCCATTTGATTTGTTGCTTTACGTAGATAGTTCTGCCCCTGGTTTTGCTGATTTCATTGCAGCATTAAATAACTTGTTCCCTAATGCTTGTGACCTTGATACTCTTCCAGGTTTTCAATCTGGTGTACAAGGACCATTAACTGGCATTGATATTACATCTATTGTTGATAACATTGATGCTGTAAATGGTACACTTATCAATGTTACTATTGGTTCATTGTCATTCAGTGTAACAGCTACAAGTGGAGCTGACATAGCTTCTGAAATTGATGCATTGTTTGGTGTAGGAACAGCAGCAACATATTCTGCTCCCGACATTTCATTTGGTGTGCCTCTTGATAACTTTGGTTCAACTGCTGTTATCAGCATTGTATCTGATCCAGTTAACTACGTAGGCGAGTAATGATGATACTGAGCGAGACCTTGTTCTTTTCTGTCTTAGTTTCGCTTTTTACACAGGGTTTGAGTGCCGCTGCCAACAACGGCGGCATTCTATACCCGATTAAAGCGTGGATGGAAAATATATCTAGGTCAAAAAAACTAGACAACAAAAAGATAGAAATATCTGGTTACAAGGAAGTAAGAAGACGACAATACCAATCTTCAGAGTGGATTAACCCGGCATTGCAAAAGCTTGAACTATTACATCTTTACCGCAATCTTTGGCACAAGCCATTGCTGACATGTATGGTATGTATGTCTTCTTTTTATGGAACATTGATTTACTGGATTATGTATAACCAGTACCCATTATATATTTGGATTCTAGGTATTCCGATATCATCAGCAATAACTGTATTAACCCATAAACTACGAACATGAGTTTTCAAAGCCTTGAAGCAGTAACATCAAGATTGATGAATGACTTGATAGCTGTTTATGACGATACAAGATTAAACAGAAAGATAGTACGCGATAAAGTGCTTGTTGCAAGGGCAAATATTTTATCTAAGTATCTTCGTCAAAATCTTGGTTCTATTGCGGGTCAATACTACAATCAGTGTTGCTTCGAGGTAAATTGTGAACCTGTGTGCCCGGGTGCGCCAGTAACTGTCATCAGAGGAAAGATACCAGAGCTTCTTGCTCAATTAGGTAGAAGAGCATTAAAGTATCTTGGTACCGTAGATGGCAAGCATCCTTTTGAATGGCGCGATGAATCAAGTACAGAGTTTGTAAGTTATGCCCAGTTTGGTTGTGATAGAAAGAATCCGTACTTTGTTCTTACTGGACAAAAAGTTGATGTATATGACTTGCCAACAGTAGACACAAAGATACTTATGGTAAAAGGAATATTTGCAGACCCATTTGCATGTGGTTGTCCTGAAGATGATGTGTTTGTGCCGGCCGATCACATAGATGAAATAGAACAACAAATCAAAGTAGATTTATCGACATTCTTAATACAAAGAAGAATCGATAAAATGAACAATACAAATAGCGACAACTAATGCCAGGAATACAAAAAAACTTAAAGTACAATGACTTGTACGTTGAAGCACAAAAAAACTATGTTACTACAGATCCTTTTGGTAAAAGGTATATTATTTATCAAGGTATGCAATTTAAGTTTGATTCATACGAAGACATAGAGGTTGGATGCGGATGTGGTGGAGTAGCAAAAGAAGTTTTAAGACATTACAATATAAATGCATTTGCTACTTGCAAAGAAGGAGAATACTTATGGCCGACTCCAAAAGGTTCTAATCTGATGCTTGTAGTAACATCAAAATACTTTGTCGAAACCGATTCTTTAAAATATCCACCTGTAAAAAGCGCTTACGAAGACGAAACATCAGGAAAGGATGTAGATTTATTTACACCACCATGGAAAAGATCAATACCGAGAGAGGGGGGACTGTGGTATACAGACCCTTGGGAATCACAAAAAGGAAGTTAACAACAAGGAAAAGAGCCTATAGAAATCACGGAACAAACTATAATATAAGAAGAAAAAGGTATAAGCTAAATAGAAAGATTGATAATTTTGATAACATAAACTATAGGATATTTTTTGACGAAAACAACTGGGATTACGACCAAAAAAGAAACCTACATCGAGCAGTACGCATTGGAAAGTTAGGTAGGTTTATGAAGCGGAAATGGTTGCCAGATACAGATACACAGCCAAAGGGAATGTTCGAAAGAAAGAAGAAAAAGTTTGTAATGTACTTGGCTGATTTGTTGATAAAGTTGCTGATTGATGATATGGTAGAAACAGGCAACAAGATTACATTTGCAGCAACTAAAACAAATAATCGTACACTTGAAGGATATTTTAAAATAGGAGTGTTTAAAGATAAAGGTATTTTTACTAACTTTGAGAATCTTATTCTTTCAATAGTTCCAGGAACGATAGAGCGCATTTCAGATTATTATCCATTAGTGATACTAGAAAACGAACTAAAAAGAAAGCTAAAGAACGCGTACATTCTTAAAAAAAGAGAATATGAAAGTATTGACATACAGGAACGTATTGCAGCGCATAACAGACTTAGCGGACTTTATAGACGTGTCGTCAAATCTCCCAAGAATTAAGAGATTGATTTATAAGTGTGCAATAGATTCTAGAGCTGCAATATCAATGATTACAAAAGCTGCTGTGCCTGTTCAAGTAACAAATGGCATTGGCGAACTCCCATGCGACTTACTTAGATTGTTACGAGCGTACGGAGATAATAGTCATGGCGCCAGAACTGGTGATGCAATGGAGTCAACAAGATTAAAATCTTTCGGCCGTTACGATAAAACAAACACACATATTAAACCATCTTGGTTAAGAGAGGGAACTATTTATATTGATTACTATGCCGTACCTACAGTAGAAGTAATGGATGAAAATGGACAGAGTTGCCAAGAGATACAGATATCTCCAAGTCAGTTAGATTATTGTGCTTATGAAGTAATAAGAATACTTGCGCGCGATGAACTTGTTAGAGGTAAAATGCGACCAGATGTATATGGATTGTTTGAAGAAGAAGCTGCTAATCATTTTCAAGTAGCAATAGGTGACACAAGACAACTCAGTATTGATGATATGGAAAGCACAGCATGGATGCTGCGTAATGCTCAGTTTTTTAACTTAAGATAAATGGCACAGCCCACTGTAAACAGATTCTATAAGGGCTTAAACTCAGATATGAGCCTTACCGATAGATCACAAGATATTTATCTTGACGGTCATAACATAAGGCTTGCTCGTAGGGAAGAAGGAACTCTTTGGGCCGCAAACATTAGAGGTAACGAAGAAACATTTCAACTTAAAGAAAATTACGTTCCAATAGGGTCTGTCGAGTTTGATGGATTTCTTTTTATCTTTTCATACAATCCATCTACAAGTTTTTGTGAGATTGGTTCTTATCCTTCACCTGACCCAACAACAAACTATATAACTAGAGATTACAGGCCATTAAGAAACTATACTGCTCAAATATATATACCAGACATTGACGAGTCATGCCTTGTATCAACGGTTACCAATCTTGGCGAGTTTACTACTCCATTACTTGAATTTAAATGCGACAAACCATTGCGCGTTGAAGCAAGGTTAGATTTTGATGGTTCTGTTAATCTTTACTGGACTGACGATAATCTGCCCTGGCGAAGCGTTAATAATGGATTTGTACTAAGAACTGGTGCGCCAAATAATCGATACGTAACTGCCGGCATGATACAGTCTGGCTACATAAATGGCATTAATGAAAACTCTAATCACCCAATAGTAGATTTTCAAAACTATGGTTCTGGAAGTTTAAAAGTAGGTAACTATTTTTTCTTTGTCAGATACACAGACTTAAACTATTTAACAACATCTTTTCTTAGTCAATCTGGGCCAGTTCCATTATTTGTAAGTAATAATGCAGGAGTTGCAGTTGTAACATTTAGCGGAGAATCAGATAGTATTTCTAATAAGTCTGTTAATCTTTTAGTGTCTGGCCTTGATGTCAATATACCATTTATAGAGATTGGTTACATACGTTATTTTGGTCAAGATACTTTTGAATGTTTTCTTATTGATAAGAGATTTAGCATAAACGGTAATCCGCAAGTAGGAGTAAACATTACCGGTAACGAACCACTTATAGCACTTACTATTGATGAACTAGTCTTATATAAACCAAGCGATGCGCTTTATTGCAAAGACATAGCACAAGCATTTAATACATTTTTTATTGCAAATACTAGAGGCCCTGTATTAGATCATCCTGATTTGCGTAAGTTTATGTGTGCACTTACTTTATCAGAAAACTATGAAAACAATGGCCCGGCCGATGAAATAAGAACTGATGTAAATAATAATCCGTACTCTATTGATGGAAACGATACAGAAGAAAAAGTAGGTTATTTCTCTGGTGAAACATATTGCTTTGCCATTGTACCCGTATTTAAAGGTGGATTTACTGGACTGCCATATCCAATGACAGGTTATGACAACTACCTTGGTTTAATGTCAAATAGTAATAACCAGGGTACATTTAGATTTAGAAGATACTTTAATGCACCAGCATACGATGGCACAAATACTTTTATAAAAGGAATTAATGTAAATACATCTGGCGCTGCAACTATTTATAACACATCGTTATGGTTGCAAGAAAATCTTGAAGGTGTATATGTAACAAGAGCAGAGCGCAAACCAAATCTTTTGTTTCAAGGACTTAGTCTTCGTTGTTACAATGGTAAGATGAATCCAAATCCACAAAAAGAAAACTTAGATTTTTGGGATTATTTACAAGATGGTACTACTGGAGTAATACCATTAAATGGTCAATTTTCTCTTGCAACTGAAGAAAATTGGTATACTGATAGATTAATGCCTTTGTTTGAACCAGCAACTTATATGTTTCAAAGTCAAACAAGAAGATGGGATAATATATTACAACCATTTACTCCATTAGGTGATATTTTTAAATGGTTTCATTATGCTAGGCCTTATAATATGAAACAAAGAAATGACTTTGTTGATGCTAATAGTTTAGCAATATTTTCATCTGATTATTATATAGGTAGAGAAAATGTTCCAGATAATTCTTATATTGAATTGTTAGCTACAACACAATATGCAAATCATTGGAACAGAGAATCATCTTCATTAAATCCTATTGCAATAAACAATAGATCGGCTATAGGAAACTGGAAACAAAGTGCAACAGACCCTGGACCAACAATACCATTATGGGAAGATTATGATCCTGTTTATAATTTTGCATCTGCACCTAATAAAGGTGTTGTACAAACATTTTTAGGGTATAATCAAAATGGATTAAATTTAGTTGCACCAGAAGGATTTAACGCTAATTGTTTAAATATAGTTGGTTGGACTGCAGTGCCAAATACAAGATTTGTTTCTCGTTATGACGAAGGTAAAATAGCAAGTCAAGATGGTTTTTACTATTATGAAATAGGACTTATTGGGGCGCCTAATCAAAAAAATATTGAGATAAGTTTGCCAGTAGCAACTCCTGATTATGTTGCTATAACAAATGCTCTTGCATATAATGCACCATTCGGAACAGAATATAATCATTTTATAGATTCTTGGAATAGATCAATAGTTAACACTTACATAGCAAATCCAAACACATTAAACTATACTGATTTTTACGATTTTAAAAATACAGAGTTTTATCCAATAGGTAAGTTTCAAAACATAACAGATTTTTTAGCATCAGCGCAACATACTTATTACCGTGGAGATTGTATTGTTTCAAGAACATATCTGAAACTACAAAATGGCAGTAATGAAAATATAAGTCAATATTTTTATGATGTTCTTGCAAATGTAGAAGGAATTGGTAACTCTACAGTAGTTGATAGAACAAATGCAGAAGAAGCAACAGAGGCATTACAAAAAGGTTATGGTCATTGGGTAAGTGTTGTAACTGAAAACAAATACAATCCTAATTATAGATATGAGTTAGGCCGTAACTATTTCTATCCAAAGACTAACCCATTAAATCCTGGTATTGACTTTGCTTGGATATATGATAGTCCAGAAAGTTTCTTTTACAACAAAGGAATGTCGGAATACTTGGGCCCGCGTGCAGGAGTGGGTATTGATTTGTTACAACCATTGAGTGACAACAGATTTCCTACAAGAATAAGACCTAGCCTCAAACATATCTTTGGTGCCGTTCGTGATGGGTATAGACAGTTTGTGCCGGCCGATGCAAAAGACTTTGATTACGAAGCTGGAGAAATACAAGCATTAGCCGTAATGTTTGATTATTTGTATTCTTTTCAGAATAGAGCAATAAACCTTCATCCTATTAACGAACGTGTCACACAGCAAAGTACAGCAGGCAGCACAGCCATATTAGGACAATCTACTGGACTTACCGAATACAGACAAGTTATCAAAAGAGGATATGGCACTCAGCATAGGTTTGGTGTTATAAAAGCTAATCAGGCATTGTATTGCATTGACTGGAATAAACGTGCAGTGCTTAGAGTTGCCGGTGGCGAAGTTCAAATGCTTGATGTAGAAAAAGGTGTACAGTCATGGTTTAGAAGAATAGTTGCACTTGGTTCTACTGGATATAGCGATGCGCTTGAAATATTACCAAACGCTCACACGTGCGGGCTAGGCATACATGGTGTATACAATAGAAAGTATAAGGAAGTTATTTGGACATTAAAACTTGGCGAAGAAACAAAGACTATTGCTTTCTCAGAAGAAATGGACACATTTTTAGGAACACATGGGTACAAGCCAAATATGTATGCACAGGTAGAAGAAGACCTTTATAGTTTTGTTGACAATAAAGCCTGGTTTCATGACGTCAAAGATAAGTACGACAACTTTTATAACATCCAAGATATTTGGAAAATAAAAGTATCTGTTGCCGAGGGAGCAGAGATTACTAAGCATTATGACAACATCGTTATTACAAGTAACAATAGAGTGTTTAGTGCTATTAAGTTTGAAACGCAACATCAGGTAGCAGAACAAAGGCCATTCCAAACAACAAACGAGTTTTGGTACGCGCCGACATACAGAGAAAACGAATGGCGATTACCGATACGTAGGGCAGACAACATCAAGGAACCGGAACTAAACATTTACGATGACTTTGGATTTGACAAAACACCCATGCGCGGGCGATATCTTATTATAGAACTAGAATACGATGGCGAAAAAGAACTTTGGGTAAGAGAACTAATGACTTATTTTAACCTTTCATTTGCATAGCTATGCCTCCATTTATTACGCACAACGGACAAACTGGATATTTTCAGAATGGTGTATTTGTTCCAGCAACACAAGAGCAGTACAATAATCAAATGTCGATGTACAATCAGTTTGGTAATAATCCATTTGTATCTGCACAACAAACATTTACACAACAGCAGCAATCTATTCAACAAGGTGTAATAAAACCACCTACTGCAGGTCCATTGAGTAATGAACAAAAAGTATCTATAGCGCAAGGAGATGCAACATCAACAAACCAGTATAACCCACAAGACAAGTTAAACTATGAGTTTACAGATAAAGGTTTAGGATTTAAAGCTGGCAATCAGTTTTATCCTAGCACCGCTATGACTGCAGGTGGAATGCCTTTAATAGGAAGTCCATATATGGGCAAAACATTAAATGCTTATGATTTAGCAAAAGAAGATAGCTCTAAATACGGCAATCCATATTTGGCTTTACAAAATCAACTTATAAATAATCCTATGCCCGGGATGTCAAATACAACTATTCCAACACAAGCACAAGTAACAGTACCTCAAACAACAGGAGTAACAGAAGTAATTCCAACATCAACAACAGAACAAGCAGGAGGTGGAAACTGGTTGACAAATATGTTCAATAGACCATCCGTAGAAGGAGTGCCAGCTGCAGAAAATATTGCTGACAATGGACTAAAAAGTGATGTGTTAGGTGATTGGGGAAAAATGGGATTTAATGGTAAAGAGTTTTTTAAAAGCGATAAAGGTCAAGCAACATCAGCAATAGCTGGAGCAGGAGTAGGTTTAATATCTGGACTTGCTAAAGCAGGGATGCAAGATAAGTACGACCCTAGAGTAGGTATGTCAAAACCTAACTTAGGTGGAAATCTTTTTGGCGATGCAACATTTACACAAGTAGGTCTTAATCCTGCTCTTATGGCGGCTACAGGTGGGATCTCAGCACTTGTTGGTGGTGGTGTTGACTTAATCAAAAATGCTGTTAAGTACACCAAACAAAAAGATCGATACGAAAACAAAAAGCTTGCAACAGATACTATGCAGAGCATTGACGACGCAAGAGAAAATATGAAGCCAGATTATACTGGTTATGCTAGAAGTGGAACTCAAGTAAATCCATATTTAAAAGCACAGTATGGAACAAAAGCAATAGTCGAAGGGAAAGAAATGGATATTGATAGTGATGAATACAGAAGACTATACAATTCTGGAAATCTTATGAGAGTTGATGAAGGAGGAATGCCTACAATGACTACTGAAGAAGTGGTTGTTACGGATCAAATGACTGATCACACTAGAAAGCAAAGAGAGATTCAAAAAGAAAGAGATGCGCAAGGGTTAAATTACAACTGGAGTTCTGGTTCTAACAATCCTTATATGAGTCAACTGCAAAGTACTGTACCTACTGGAATAAACTCAACAGTTCCTAGCGTTCCACCATTTCAACCAATATTTAATCCTGAAGACGATTATTTAAAAAATTATGTTGGAAAATCATTAGGTGAACAACCTTTTATATTTAGCTCTAAATCAGAAGTAGGAATGGGCTATAATAACTTTGGTAATAATACATGGATGTCAAGTAATCTTGGAACTGTAGACGATAGTCCAACTATTATGGGTCATTTATCTACTCGTTATAAAAATAATGATGCTTATAAAGTTAGTTTAGAAAATAATGACATTCCATCTTTATATTTCTTTTATAAAGATTTAAGTAAAGAAAAAAATTGGCAAGAAGACGTTGGCGTTTCAGCAATGAAATATTATGATTCTAGAAATGAATTAATGGATATGGGTGATTCTTATGAAAGAGAGGGTAGGTTTATAGATGATATTGTTAAAAAACAAGGTTATGGGCATAATCTTGTAATGGATGAAAATGGAGATAAACTTATTAGAAGTTTTACTGCTGATAAAGATAAATTTATGGGTTCTGTCACATTGACTCCAGAAATGTATAAAGCAATACTTGAAGCTCCAAATCAAACAGAAGCAAAGCGTAGATTAATGCAAATGGCCAAAATACCACAAGATGTAGATATGGATAAACTTTTTATTCATATGAACCTAAGTAGACCAAGATATTTATCTTCTTATTTAAAAGCAAAAACAGTAAATCCTAATTCTGTAAAAAATTGGCATGATGTACCTCCTGGCAATATTTATATTAATAGAGTATTTCAAAATAGAACACAGCCAACAAGTTATCATAATGAAACTAGACTTAAACAAAATAGACTAGGTGGTATGGTGCAAAATCCGTATTTAAAAGCTCAATATGGCACTGAAGTTATAGTTGATGGTAAAAAAATAAATACAGATAGTAAGGAATATAGAGATATGTATGCTTCTGGCAATCTAATAAATGTAGACAAAGATGGCATTCCTATAAGATGGTCTGGCGAAGAAGCAGTTGTTACAGCACAAATGACAGACACTCCATCATATAATTGGGGTACAGGATACGCACCAAAACAAACTGTTTTAAAAACTGATAATAATGCTTACTCTGTAGGAACTACAATGCCATCTAAATCATGGGCACAAGTAAGGCCAGAAAATATAAATTTTAATTTAGAAACAGATGAAGGTAAAAAAAACGAAGCAGTTTTTAGAGCAAAAGAAACAATGAAAGCTATTAAAGATAGTGAAGGATATAAACAAACATTAGAAAATGTTATCAATGAATCTGAATATATATTAGATGATGATCAAAAAAATATATCTTCAGATTATATGTTTGTTCCTGGTAGCAAAAAATATCCACATATAGGTATTGTTGATAATGATTATTTAAAAGAAAAAGAACAATCATTATATGATTATCAGTTTAACAATCCTTATGGTCTTTTTTATGATTTAGAAAAACAAAGAAATCAAAATGTTGATTATAAAAAAGTTGGTGTATTAAGTCAAAAAGAAGCAGATGAACAAGGTGTTTTAGGATACATGATGTCACATCAAATAAATAATACATATGATAAAAAACGCAATCCAGAATATCATTTTATAAAAGATATTATGATGGTAAACGATCATAATATGGATGAAAACATAGCAACAGCTGTTGAAGAAATAGAACATTATCAACAATTTAGACCATATAAGGATGAAATGAAACCATATCGTAGTCCATACATTAATAATCCTGGTAAAATGCATAATATGACACCTTTTGAAAGTAAAACAATAAGAGAATACAATACATCACATTGGGATTATTTGCAATTGCCTTATGAAACTGCTGCTAAAAAAAGAGCATCTGAAGTGTATTTTATAAATGAAGGCATGCTTCAACCTGGTGAAAAAATGAATCAAAAACATTATGATTATTTAGAAAAAGAATATAATAAATGGCTTAATGGTGAAAAAACTTTTGTTCCAAATAATGTTTTACAATATTATGATTTATCAGAACCTAGTTTTAATCAAGGTTGGGATATTTTTGATGAATATCGTAAAGAAGCTAAAGATGAAGGAGTTGATATAGAGTCATATAATAAAGCATTATTAGATGAAAAAAATCAAAGCAAAGCAATACAAAATGCAAGAAAAAAAAGAGCAAATAACTTTATTATGTTATCTAAACTTTTAGCACAAAACAATAAAAATTTTTATGATGATAAATCAATATCTTAAATAATGAATCCATATCTAAACAGAAAAGCTATTGTTAGCAAAAGAGGACAATGGGATTATCCAAGACAAGATACTATTGTTCCTACTCCTAATGGAAGCATAACAATGCAAGGAGTTAACTATCCTGTGTACGGACAAGATGAAACCGGATATGGACAAATGATGTATCCAAATAAAGAATATCAGTTTCCTGGCAAAATGGTTTATGAGACACCAATGATGTCAGTTGGTGGCATTGCTAGTATAAATCCTGTAGATCCAGTTGATCCTATTGAAGCGGAAAAAAGAACACAAATGCTTCAAATGTATAATGAAGAACTTCAAAAAGCAAAAAATAAAGTTAGCAGCGATGCTTTTAAAAATAAGTTTGCATACGAAGGCAAAATGTCAGGATGGAATGAAAGTGAAATAGAACAAGAAAGAAATAACAGAATAGCAAACTACGATAACATAGATTATCAATACGACAATTTTAATGATTTATTTACTGAAAAACCAAGTGTAAGAGGTTTAATAAAACCTGATTTTAAGTATTCAACAATGGGTAAAATAATTGACCCAAACGATCCATCAAAAGGTTACGCATTATCAGTAGAAAAACAAAATAAAACTAAAGTTGGTATTAACCCTAGTTTATTGCAGTTTCCAAATATTGCAAGGTCTGCTATGCAGCATGAAATAGGTGGACATATTGGTGATGTTGCTTCTCCAAATGATAAAAGCCCTTTAGAATATTATGGAGATAATAAAGGTACACCTTTTTATGCTCCAGTATGGAATCATACACCTTTTGCTTTACAAACAATAAAAGAAAATACAGTACCTCATCCTTATTACTCTATGCCTACTGAAGTAAAAGCAGGCAAAAGACAGGTAGAAAACTTATTAGAAAATGCTCCTATTGATAAAGTAAACTTTAATAAAGCATGGAAATATGGAGACGATGTTAGTTTGGATCATTTTAAATACATTATAAATCCTCAACAATACAGCGATAATCCAAATGATTTTAAAAATGAAGAATCTGACATGATGCTTAAATCTATTTATGGAGAAGATAGAGTCAAAAAAGGAAGAGATTTTACAGAAGATGAAATAAACGAAGGATATAAGAAGTTTAAAAATTTAATGATTCTTGCACAAAATCAAAAATCTATGTTAAACAACAACAAAAATCCATACGCAATTACTGCAAAAAATGGTGCTATGATTAAACGCGCCGATGGTTCATATTCTGAACGCGGACTATGGGATAATATTAGAGCAAACAAAGGTTCTGGAAAAAAACCAACAGAACAAATGCTTGAACAAGAAAAAAAGATTAAAAAACAAGAAATGGGAAATGGTGGAAAAACAAACCAACATTTTAATAAGTTTAGACCCGGTGGAAAGCCAGAAGGAGATCCTGAAGATCAAGATTTTTTATTTCCTTTTTTATCTGGATTAGCTTCTAATGTACAAAAAGGTTTAAACTATGGATTATCGCAAGGAGCAAATGCATTAAACGCTCTTGGTACTGCAGGAGAAACTTTAAAGAAATATCAACAAGTACCAACTCAACAACCAAATACAGGTGGCTATTCATGGGGGCCATCTATGCCTACACAAGTTGTAGAAACATATGGTTCTGAACACAGTCAAACACAACCTTCTAAAGTTGGTTTTAAAGGAGATTATAATAATATTATGCCTGGTAATCAATTATTGCAAACAGCAAACAAAGCAGTTGGAGATGTTGGTTCATTTATATTAAGTGCTACTGGAGAACTATTTAATACTCCATTTGCACTTGCTAACGAATCTTTTAGAGATTTAAGTGGAAAATCTGCAAACTATCAAAGCGCATTACCAGATCCTACACGAATAGCATTAAACGCATCTGGAAACAGTAATTTAGTAAAAGAACAACAAAAAACATTAACTGATGTAATTGGAATAGACAGAGCAACAAATCCTTATGGTGCATTACTTGGTGATATTCTTACTCCTACATTACCTATAGCTGCATTAGGAAAAGCAATGAATACTACTAACGCTATTAAAAACACACCAAAAGCAACAGGATTAACAAATGCAATAGATAATCCAATGCTTTTTTTCAATAATGCTAGTAAATCATTAACAAAAAATCAACTTCCTGAACAATATCAAAATGCATCAACTAATAGTATTTTAGATATATTAAACTTTAGGCCAAGAATACCTACAGAACCAGTATTACCAATAAATTCACAAGTTACTCCTTCTGTTACTCCTCCTGTTACTATTCCTTTTAATAGAAGAACATTACAAGAAATAAATGAATCTAGAAATTATCATGCTGATCTATTTAATAGAGGTATTATTGATCACTCTATTTATGATCAACTTGAAGCAAATGCAATATTGAATGTAGTGCCACAAGGAGTTAATGCAGAAGAATACGGAAGATTTGTACAAAGCGGAAAATTATATGCACCATTAAATAATCCAAATGCAGGTAATATAGCTAATGAAAAATATCTTGATAATGTTAGTATGTTATTACAAGAAATGGAAAATCGTTTGCCATTGTTAAGACCAGGTTCTAGTTATACTCAATCTGAAATAGCAGATCAACTTAGTAATGTTCAAAGTTATTTTCAAAATAGACCATCACTATTATCAGTAAATGATTTTGATAATTTAACTGTAGGAGCTAATCCAAGTAATCAATATGCAGGTCAATTTCAAAATTATATTCAAAGATTACAAAATGCATCTAATAACTTATCAAATCAACTAGCACCACCTCCAACAACAATAAATATACCTAGTTCTTTAACAGGACAAAATTTTAATAGTCAAATAATAAACTCTATAAATCCACAAACATTACGAGGATTAACTACTACTACTTTACAAGGAAGAATAAACAATGCATTGTCATCAATAGGTAATGTAGTTACTAATATTAATCAATCATTAGGTAAGAAATTTTTCCCTAAAAAGGCAGACTGGACATTTACTGATTCTGAAAAAAGAATAAATGAAATGCTTAAAGAAGGATTAGGTATTAAAAAAACAAATGATGAAATATATGTTAAAGCTAAAGGAAGGCAAGGATATGATGGTGGATATTATGATATATTTATTAAAGAAGCAGATGGATCATATTCAAAAATGGGTGATATAAGTTTTAGTGTTGTATCACCAGGAAAACAAACAAAACAAAAAACATTTACAGAAGGAATTGCCGATATTCTTAAAGGAAAAAAAGAAGAAAAACAAGTTGGTCCTATACTTTATAAAGGTACAGATTTTCCATATTCTAACAAACCTTTACTTGAAAAAGCAGATACTGCTCTTGGAGCAGAAGTAGTTCAAGCGGTTAAAAAAACATTAAAAGAACAAGGAGGAAAAATGCAAAGTTCTAATAATCATTTTTCTCCAGGAAGAATAAGATATATTCATGACTTTAAAAAAGGTAGAGTTGATTTAATTGAAGCAACTCCAGAAAAAAGAGCATTAATTGATAAAACTCTTAATGCTGTTGAAGGTAAAACTAAACAAGATTGGATAGATTATTTTTTTGAAAATGAACATGATTTTGAATGGGGCAAACCTAGAGCTGGTAAAGAAGATGAATGGAGAGCTCTTCAAGGAGTGAGATGGGAATATAAAAAGTTTGGAGGTGTAATTAACCCATATTTGCAAGCACGTTCTGGTACCTATGTTAAATCATCAAATAAAAAAGTAAACTGTGACTGCGGTTGGTCATGGGATATTTCTGATGGAGGCAGTGATCCTTACAAATGTCACAAATGCGGTAACGATAATAGTTATAAAAAAGCACAATTTGGTTTTCAATTAGAAAATAATAAAGAAGATGCTATGAATGAAATCGATAGAAATGTCGGTTACATTATGAAGGGTAAAGAAATACCTACTGGAATTAGTATGACAAAATTAAATCCAAATGAAGAATATACATATCAACAATGGGTAAAAGGATTAACTCCAAATTTAAGACATTCAGCAGGAGATAAAAACTATGATATGCGTGGTGCTTGGCAAGTAGGTGAACAACCAGAGTTATTTTATAATGATGAACAAGGTAATTTTCAATCAGCTCATCCTATAGATGTAACACAAGAAAGAAGTATATATGAACCACATTTGTTTTCTAGAAATCCATTTACTGGTAAGTCTTTAAAAGGGCCTAATCATCCATCATTTATGCATGCTCTTGAAGGAGACATTAAATCTGGAGGCAAAGTAAAAATGGATTTAAAAAGTGGCGATATGTTTACTTATAGCAAAGGCGGTGAGTCCGATTTAGTACCTGTAGAAGTAGAACGTAGCGAGCGCATTTATGACCCAAAAGGTAACTTACTTAAAGAGATTCCAGCGGATGCTCCTACTCACGAAGAAGGCGGTGTTAAGCTACATCTTAGACCCGGCACACTAGTATTTCCAAAGAAATATTATAAGGCCTTAGATGCTGCAAGTGGACTTCCAGAGTTTAATAAAATCAAAGAGAAGATGTTAGATAACGCAGAAAAAGCTTATCTTCGTGGTGAGCCTTATTCATCAGGCGGTAGAAGAGATTATACAGCATAAAATCTATAACATTAAAAATATAAAGTCATGACAAAATGTAAAGGCGGTTGCCAAATGAAAGCTGGTGGTAAAACCTGTGCAAAATGTGGATGTGATATGTCGCCAAAAAAAATGGCAAATGGTGGAGAAACGTATAAGTCAGGTGGAATGGCATGTATGAAATGCGGTGGCAAGATGCACAAGTCTGGTGGTACTATAAGTTCTTGTATGAAGTGCGGTGGCGGTAAATATACTTTTGGTGGTAAAACCGGATGGTCCAAAAAAAAAAATGATGTAAGCAAATATAAATCAGGTGGCATGACAAAACCAGTCTGTCCTCCTGGTTATATATTAAATGCAAAAGGAGAGTGTGTCATTGACACACAATATGCAATAGACCGTATGTATGAAAATGATAATAAACCTGATAAAGAATATGACGTAAATGCTATTAAAAACAAAGTTCCGTTTAATCATAGTTTAGAATGGAATATAGCTGAAGCAATAGATCCAACAGGTATAACTTCTTGGCCTGATGTTTATGAAACATGGACAGATAGAAAGTTAGATTATAATGATTTTACTGAACCATTAGGAGCATTGCCGTTAATAGGTAGATTAGGCAAAATTACTAAAGCTTTTAAAGGAGCTCCACCCAAAACAGTATACAATAAATGGTATGATGGCTTAGGTTTATTTGGCAATACAATTGATTCATCTCAAGATATTTATAATGACAATATAAAACCTACTAAAAAATATCAATTTGGTGGAGTTGCAGATAATACTTTGATGACTAATGATGCAGAAATACAGTTAGGTAGAAATGCTATTAATGCACCAGAACCAACTTATGATGCAAGTGTTATTTCTAATAAAAGCCCTATGCAAGTAACCGATAATGTTTCACAAGGAACAGAGCAACTTGGATATAAAGATATAGTAAAATCATTCCAGAAAAAAACTGTTGACAAGTCATTGCCAAATTGGGGTTATGCAAAACAAGAGCAAATAAAGTTAAATGAGTTGATTAGAAAAGATATATCTACTGGCAATGCAAAAATGGATTTACTTGTTGAAGATGATATAATAGGAGATAATACACTTAAAGCTATGCGTGCTTACGAATCAAGTGGAAATTACACAAGACCAGAGGGTTTTAAAGATAAGTGGCTTGCTGAGTACAAAAAGCAATGGGATAAAAATCAAAAAAGTAAATCATCGATAGAAAATCAGGAAACAGAAACACAAAGTCTTAACCCTAATGAATCTTCTGATATTTTTAGTTCTGACTGGGCAAAAAAACATTTTGGTGCAAACTTAAATACAAAAACAAGTACAACTCCTAAGGAAAAAGAATCATTTAATTTTCCATCAATGTCAGATGTTGTTTCTGGTATGCAAAGCGGAATCAATTATGGCGTAAATGCATTTGGTAATTTTATACAAGGTGCTGGAGAGTTTATTGAAAAATACCAAAACAAAAACGAACAAAAAGCAGAAAGCAAGTCGCAACTTGATGAAATGTATAATTTTTTTAATCAATTTAGTATAAAACCTACAAACAAACCAGTTGGATATGGAACAGTGTTAAGACCGGAAGAATCTAATACTAAAGTAAAAAGTATGGCCGGAAAATACTATGCAGAAAAATACTCTCAAAAAACAAGTGGTTGGCCAAAGTCTGCATTGATAAAAGAAGGTGGTATAGAAATAAGCGCTAAAGAATTAAAAAGAAAAGATTTAGATACATACTTTCCAATTTTTGGGATATCAAAAAGTAAAAAAGGCGTAAGAGCAACAGGTAGAGACAATTCATTATCTTTTTTTGATGCCGTAGAAAAAGAACAAACAAAAACAAAAGATGGCTCTATAAATACATCATTACAGTTTATAGATAAGTTGTTATCATCATCATCCAAAGCTATTGTAATACCAAAACCTGGACAGACTTATGGTAGAGATTTAATGGATATTTATCTACAAGATCCTTATAATCCAGATAGATTTCATGCATTAGATAGTCTTGGAGTTGTAGAAGGAGAAGCTATATTTGGCAAAACTATAACACCTACTGAGGGAACATTATCAGAAAGACAAAAATTAATAAATAAACAAGCAGAAGAAAAAGGAGGTTTTAAATATTTAGATTCTCCATTTATATTTAGATATTTAAATAAAAATAAAAAAGAAAAACCTTTATCTTCTAACTTTGAAACACCTGAAACAGAAAATGAAATAATCAGTCGACAAACATCAGACAATCAAAAGTATGGCAAGTTTATGAGTAGAGGAAAAGACATAGCAAATAGAACTGATGTAAAAAGAAACGCAGACTCTGAATCTTTTTTTGCAGATTATGCAGAACCAAATTCTGTAATAATTGATATTGGATCCGCACTAGGAAATACAAATCCATCATTAGCTGGTATTTCAGTAAAAGAACTTGCAAGCAATCAATCTATTAAGAAAAAAGGTATAAAAGTAATAGCCACAGATATTCCTTCTGAAGTCAAAACATTTAAAATGCATCAAAGAAATAAACAAGCTTATGATATAGATTATTCAGAAGTTCCGGTTACATACAACACTCCAATAGATCAAATATTAAAATCAAAAGATTTAAATGACAAAGAAAATGTATATTTAAGATCAGCGAATAGTATCGATTTATTGATGAATCCAGAAGAAACTAAAGAACATTTTAAACATTTAGCAAGTACATTAAAAGACAAAAAAGTCACTTATGTATTTAATAATGTAATACTTGTGAAACCAAAAGGTTCTTCTGTTTTTAGCAAAATAGGAAACGTAAACAATGCAGCGTATGATCACAATACAACTTCTTGGAAATTAAACGCAAATAGAAAACCATACACATTAACAAACATATAAAATAATTACAACTATGTTTCGCCCATTTCCAACTATGTACAATCCGTTTTTAGTATCGGAACCAACTTATACAGCATCACAACAAACTGTTTATCCTCAAATGACAGGAGAAATAGAGGCTCAACTTTCAGATGCAAACAGATTGTACCCTAAAAATAATCCTGGTATTGATATAACTAAACAACCAGATCCACTTTATTCTATGGCAAACATAGGTATGCCGATTAGACCAAGAGAATATAATCAACCAACTAAATTACAAGAACGACTTTCTAATTATTCTAATATTGTTAAAAACATTGAAGATGTAAAAAGTCCTTTTGCTTCTTATGGCGACATGAATAAAGAAGGTGTATTGTTACAAAAAGATATATCTACACCAGAGTATGATCAAATGACCGGTAATGTTGAAATTCCATATGTAATGGACTATACTCCATTTGCATCTGAAGAAGAAATGAATAAGTTTTATAATCCTTCTATTCAAGAAGCTGAAATAGTTGGAAAATACTCAGAACCAATAGGACCAAAAAATTATACATATCAAACATTAGGACCAGAACCATACGAATATAGTAAAGAACCTATTGGTCCAATGCCATATGAATACAGTAAAGAACCAATAGGCCCTAAACCTTTTGAATACAGATATGATAAGCCAATTGGTCCAGAGCCATTTGATTATAGGTACGATAAACCAATAGGACCAGAACCTTTTGAGTATGAAAAAACAAGTCCTAATACAGAAACAAACTTATTAACACAAACTCCTAAAAACAAGTTTGGCACTCCAGAGGCATATTATCTAGGTAAATCTATGCTTGATGCTACTGCACTTATCAATAATATGGTACAGCCACAGCCACCATCTATGCAGATGAAAATACCTCATTACGAAAGACAAAGACTTAATCCGGAACCATACGATGCTATGCGCTCTCAGATGCGCGATCAAGGAACACAGGCATACAGACTACAAAGAGAAAACATATCGCAAGCAAGCGACCTTATGAAAGGATTAGCAGCTGTTACTTCAGGCATTCAGCAAGGACTAATGCAAGTAGGTATGCAGCAGGCTGGCGCCGAGCAACAAATACAAGGTATCAATCAGCAGATATCTATGCAGGAGCAGCAGCAACAAACACAAATGCTAAATCAAGAATCTGCTACTAACTATCAGATACAACAACAAGCACAGCAATACAAAGACCAAATGGTATCTGCTCAGTTAGCAAGATTAGGAGATACTGCTGGCGCATATGCAAAGTATGTAAATATGAAAGATATTGTTAGCAAACAAGATGCTGTAAATAAAGCTGCTATTCAATCTACTAATGACATTCAAAATGCAATGCTACAATATCAAATGCATAAAGATGCAATGGATTCAGATGAATATAAATCTGCATGGGCACAACATTGGACTAAAACACTAGATCAAATGTCTACAGATAAAATCAAAGACGAAAGGTTTGGTGCACTAAAAGAATATTATGGTGAAATGTCGCCAAAGTATAGTGACTATCAGAGAATAGCAATGGATCCTACATTTACTAAATCATACTATCAAAAGAAAAATGATTATGAAAACTTCCAAAGATTATACCCCGGTGGCGTAGCACCTGATAAAACAAAATATGCTAATGAAACTGATTATAATAATGCAGTTGCAGACTTCCAAAAAGCAGAAGCAAATAGTAAGGCATTTACTGAAGATAAATCATACAAACAGTTCGAACAGATGCAAGATTTTTGGACTGAAATAGGCAATGAACGCGATGAATCTGGTGAGCGAAAAAGATTTGCAGACCAGTACATGGGACAAAGAGGTTACTACACTACAGAGCAACTATTAAAAACAGTGCAAGAGGCATTGGACCGAAGTAAGCAATCATTAGAAATATAGTAAAATATTTTTTTATTAACGCAGGCTTGTTTATCTTTGAATGATCAAGCCTTTATTTATATAGATATGACATTCCCATCTTTCGTTACAACAGGCGGCACAGTCGACATTCCAACAGTACCTTTAGAAAGAAAGGCGCTTGATTTAACCCCTCTTATACAGCAGTTAATGATGAATAAAAAAGCATCATCAACTGGAACAACTGCTAAAGGAGATGAAAAAGATCCAGAAATAAAAGGTACAACTGGACAAACCGAACAATGGTACGACAACTATGCAAGAAATCAACAAGAAATAAAAAATCTTGTAAACTGGTATGGTACTGACGTAGTTACTTCACGTCCTGAATACCGGAGATTGATTAATGAACAAAATGAAATTACTAATCCAGCTGTTAAACAAAGGCTTGAAAATAATAAACAAAGACTTGATGCATACGATGCACTTGTAAAAGAAAAAGGAGCATCAGGTTTAATAAACATGGACATGCTTGGTAGAACTGGTGTAGGATTAGCGCATTCTGACTGGTCATATTTTATGCAACGAGCTCAAACGCCTGAAGGATTAAAAGTAACTAGACCTGGTGAGTTTTCTTGGATGGAAGATTTTTCTTTTACTTCAGATATAGCAACATTTGACGATGCATTAAAAGCGTTATATGAAAGATATGCTGGATTAGGAACAAGTGAATTTACAGATGGAGGTGGTTCCGATAATATATATCAAGATGTAAAAGATGATTGGGTGTTTTTAGTTACAGACCATAATACTTATGTTAAAACTAAAAAAAGTAATGATAATATTTATGGAGAAAATCCTAGACAAATAGGACAATTAGAAGCAGTAAAACAACAAGCTTTGCAAAGAGCCTTTAGTGGTAGTTTTGGTAAAGGAATGGAAGGAGATGATATGGCAAGTGGTTTAGCTGGCAAGTTTTTATTATTAACATCAGAAACTGTACCTGCAAGTAAAGTTGGTCTTCCTGGAAATAAAAGTGTAAAAGCTATATTTCAAACTAAAGCTTTTAATGATGTATTTACAGATGGTCAACCTAATCAAGGTGATTACTTAAACGAAAAAGGTGAAGTAAAAGAAGCAGAATACAAAAAAGCTGTGGAAGATTGGAATGCCAAAAATCAAGAAGCTGGTAAAAATTACTATAAAACACATGATGGATATTATTTTAAAGCAGGAACAAAAGATGAAAATGGAAATGATATTGGCGGAACATTAGACCAAGATGCTTTGCTAGGAGATTATCAAAGATTTATATATGATATAGTAGACGCTGAAACTAATAAAAGATTAGTGACTGTTGATAGTTATAAATCAGATCAAAACAAAACTGTTACAGCTCTTGATACTTGGCAACAAGATGCTAATGATAAAAAAGCAGCAGAATTAGATGTAGCCGCAGCAAATGAACAAAACTTTTCAGTTGGAGTTGCTACTAATCTTGGTATTTTAGAAAATGATTTTCAAAAATTATTTAATGGAGATGAAGAAGAGTACGGTGTATTTGAAATGTTAACTGATATTTGGGATGGAGTAAAAAGTGGAGAGTTTCCTGATATAGCAAAAAAAGCTGCTGAAAAAAATGGTAAAGTTTTAACGCAAGATGATTTGAATCAAATGACATTTGCAAGTATTTCTCCATTTGTAATCAACAAAGATCAAAATGGTAAAAAAACATATTTGCCTAATCCTGATTTTAGTGGAGAAAAAATAGATATATATAAAGCTGCAATGAAAGAATACGCTATTAAAGAACAAGGGCTATCAGAATCTGCAGCAGAATCATACGCACAAAAGAAAACAGAAAAAGCCATTAACGCACATAAAACATTAAATGACAATTATATAGCTAAAGGCGTGCAAGGTATGACATCTTATGATGGCACCAAATCAACAATAGTTTATCAAGATGAAGAATTGATAGACTATATTAATAAAACATGGTTTGATGATGTTAATGGTAATAAAATAGGTAAAACTGCAGACGCTCTATTTAACAATCAACTAGTACAAGTAGGAACAACAGTAGTTAATGGATCTCAATTATTTGGAAATGCATTTAGATATGAAGGAATATCAGAAGAGCATTCATTTGTTAATTTTGGATTAGCTGCTAATGCCGGAGCTAAAGCTAAATACGAAATGACGATTAATGGTGAAAAATATAAACCAGGCGCATTTATACATTTATCTGTTATTGATCAAATGACTCCAGAACAAGTTAAAGATTTTAATACTAAAGTTGATTATGGTTCAAATGGATATTGGAATGTTCAAGGAGGAATGGCTACGCAAAACTCAAAACCAAATAAAACAGGTAAAGTATATGGTATGGGCAAAAATTCTGAAATGCAGTTACACGCACTTTCAAGTAAACCCGGTGCTAATGCTATCGCAGAAAGTGGAACATCGATTACATCTAATGTAACACTTATAGGCAAAGAAGCAGACGTATTAAAATATTGGAAAGAGAATGGAACAACACTTACAAGACAAATGCCAGCATACGCAAAGGATGAAAAGAAAAAAGAGATATGGGAAGAATCTGAAAAAGCGTTTAGTAAAGCAGAAGGAATAAGAGCCGCTAGAAGAGGAACCAATTCTGTTCAGGAACAAGTTGATGCTATTGCCACAAATGCCGGTATTACAAAAGGTTCTGCATCTTACAATAAACTGTTTCAAAAAATGAGCTCTCCTAAAACAAATGATGAAATAAAAGTTGCAATAGTAGACGCAATAGCAGAAAGCAGAGGCATGACAAGTTCTGCAAATTGGGACAAAAAACCAATACTTGTAGCAGAAACAATAGTAGATAGCAAAGGAAGAATAAAAGATTTTGCTAAATCTCAATTGTATTTACAAGAAGAAAAAAATAGTAAGGGAGAAAAACTATTAAGAGTAACATCTGCCGTAGAAGTACAAGCACAAATGGCAGCCGCAAATAAAGTTAAGTCAAATCAAAAAATGTTAACTTATAATAATCAAAGAATAAATAAGCTTAATCAACAACAACAACCACAAAGACAAATCATTGTAGATCCAATAACAGAAAAATAATTATGGCAGGCGGAGACGAACAACAAAAACAACAATTCATAGATCCAATATCTTTAAGGCTTAACAATATTAATGAAAACGAAGCCAAAGAAATGGGATTTACAGTTGTTCCTATGACACTTGAAGAGAGCTTTCAAGTAAATAGACGAGCAATTGGAAACATGAGTCCAATGCAATATCAAAAGCTATATCGAGAATCTATGGAAGAAGATATGTATGATGCTGCATGGAATAGAAGACTAGATCAAAATAGAGATGCAACTTATGATTTTATGCAATCTACAGTAAGACCTGGTGAACAAAAACCAGGTTTGCCTATACAAGCACACCCTAAAGCATGGGGCATAAGTGCAGAAAATGCGTGGAAATATCAAAGTGAAGATTCTAATAAAAGATTATCACAAATAGGATATGAATATGGCTTAAATGGAACTAGAAGGCAAACGCTTAATAATGAACAAATAGCTGAATCCAGGAAACAATATTGGGACCCAAAAGCTAATTTAGGCATGGGTGCATTTAAAAGCATTGAAACATACCAAAGATCTAATCATTTTGGTTCTCCTTATAGATTTGATGATGATGGTACTAAAAAAATGTTAGTAATGGATAATGCTAACAAAATGTGGGTTGAAGTTGACGAGGATGATGTTATTGCTGGTAATCAGTTAAGATCAACATGGGGTACAAAAGAAAAAGATTCTGGATTTTTTCAACATGTTTCCGATAGCTTTTATAATGGTGTTGTAGATTTAAGTTCTAACATGTGGGGTAGTATGGTAGAATCAATGGGCACCATGGGTAAGTTTATGTCAGGAAGTGATGATGTAAACTCATGGCAAAAATGGGGTAGATCCGTTCAGAACTATGGCAATGCAAATAAATCTAAAATATCTGAAGCTGCAGAAAACGAAGGTATGTTTGGCTCTTGGAGAGCAGGATTTGGTACAGTAACTAATATGCTTCCACAACTTGCTGTACAAGCCGGTATTGGATATTTAACTGGTGGCGCATCTGCATACGTACAAGCTTTAGGTAAAGGTGGTCAGTTTGCCGCTAGAATGATGAGTGGTGCTCCATATATGTTTGGTGCTATTTATGCTGCAAATGGAATGAATGAAGAAGGTAAAGCAGCAGGACTATCTGATAATGACAGGATGTTTATGAATCTGCTTGCTGGAGGTGCTGTGTTTGCTGCTGAAAAGTTTACATCAAAGTTTCTTGGTGCAACAGGTATAGCTGATGGATTTGCAAATAAAGCAAGTAGAGAGATTGTAGAGAAAAATATGGCTAAAGGTTATAGCGAAGTGACAAAAAAGTTTACTCCTACTATAATATCCAAAACAGCATCTAATGCAGAAAAAGAAGCTGCTAAAGAAGCAGCGTCATCTACACTTGGAAGATATTATCTTAATGGATTAAAAGCAGTCGTAACAACAGGAAATCTAGGTAAAAATTTAGGTCAAAATTTATTAAATGGAACACAAAGGTTATTAAGTGCACCAATACGTTTTGGCTATACAACTACACCAAAAACATTAATGGGTAGAACTAGAGGATTTGTTGCGTCTGCATGGGAAGAAGGATGGGAAGAAGAAATAGAAAAGCACATGAACTATTGGTTTAAAGAGGCATATAATGCAGGAATGATTGGCATTGATGGTCCTGATAAGTATGCTGCTCCTGGTAAAGGTATGTTTGACAACACAGTACATTCTAAACCTTATGATGAGTTTTTTGCTGGCGCTATTGGTGGTGGTATTATGGGTGCTATATTTGGAGGTAGAATGAAAAGAAACTTTTCTGATAAAGTAGCCATAGAATATGCACTGCAATTTGGCGGTGATGCTGATAAAGCTGATGCTGGATTATTAAATATGAAAGAAAGAATTGGACTTGATTCTAAAATCACAGATCCAAATGATAACTTTTTATCAATGTTTTCTGAAACAGAAAGAAAAGATGTAAAAAGTAGAAACGATATAGCATTTGAAGCTTTAAGAGAAGATGTAAGAGCAGCATGTCAAATCATTAAAACATTTAAACTTACTGATGCTGATAAAATAGCTCGTATTGCCGGTGGTGATATGAGATTGGTAAATGACACAGTAGAAAATCTTGTTAACGCAAGAAAACTATCTACAGAAATAGAAGGATTAAAAAAACAACTTCAAGACACAAAACCTGAAGATGTAAACTACAAAGAACTAGAAAGGCAAATACAAGAAAAAGAAGTAGATTTAAAACAAGTAAGTAAACTTGCTGATGATGTATTGTCTGGAAAAGCTATTGAAAACTATAGAGCGCAAACATTTGTCCGTGGCTTGTTAGTAAATAATGAATACAATAATCTATACAATAGTATAGAAAGTGAAACGGATCCTGAAGTAAAAAGACAAAAAGCACAAAAAGCTTTTGATGATTCTATAGATAATGCGGAAAAAAGAGACTTGTGGAAAGACCAAGAAAAAGCATTAAATCTTATTTACAATAGTAGAGAAATACTTGAACAGTTTAAGCAGTCAAAAGCTACAATAGAAGAAAGAACTAAGCAAAGTAATGATTTTGTATCTGAGTTTGACTCTATTGATTTTAACAATCCTGATAGTATTAATGAAGTATTGCAAAAAGTAAATGGCAATCATCTTGAAGAAATTGTAGGTAAAAAGATTGACGACATTAGTAAAAAAATCAATGACGAAAGAGAAAAAATACAAAATGAACTTGATACTGATTTTAATTCGGTAAGAGATAAGTTTGGG